CCACCTTCAAGAACATTACTCACAAATGCAGGCAGATAAAATTCTCTACTTTTGGGTTCGGCAGGTTTAGGTTCTGCAACTTGTTCCATTTTGGAAATAGTTGGTTCTGTTGATTTATTCTTTCTACGGTCAATTTCTTTCTGTCTGCTATCGACTGCCGCAATCGTTTCGACATCGCCCATAAGGTATGATGTGATTTCTTTTTGTGTGGCTATCTTTGATAATCTCTGTTCTTTCAGTTTATCAAGTGCATTCCACGATTTTACCCTTTCACGCAAGATATTTATTCGTTCTTGCGTAGGATAATTTATATACAAAGATATGTTTTTACTAGGTTTTTTCAACATCTTATCTCCTTATCTATCGTTGGCCGGTATGTGTGTCCAATAATAATATAAAACTTCTTCTGCTGTCATTTTTTTGTCCTTTAATTTTGGTGGGCGGGTAAGCGTTTCAACAAGCCCCGCCCAATCTTGGCGGGCGCAGAAGGAGAAATTATGATTTGGAGGGATTCTGCGCCCATAACCCTTAAAATCTCCAAACGATGCCATTTTCGTTTGCTGTCCAACGGCTTTCTTTGCCCAGTTCATAGATAATCACACCTGCAACAACCGCCATACCTACAAATACCGCCGTTCTTGCGACATTGTTGTAGGCGTGTTGTTTCCCAGTATGATACCCGATTTGATAACTGCCCTGATGTGGTTGCATTGGAATATGCCGAATGCTCGATAATGCGTTTGCATTTGCACAACTTGTTGCGATAATGATTGCTGTTAAAAGTTTTTTCATTTTTTTGCTCCTTTATTTTTCAATGAAAATGTGGTTGTCTGGTGTTTCACAAGCATAGCCCATATCGTATTCAACACAGATGCCTGAATCCAATACTGCTTTGCCCAAATCCGCCTGTTTTTCGTATGCTCGGATTACAATAAATAACCCAATCATACAAAGTGCTGCAACGGTTATTAAAGCACGATATAACCATTTGTTGCGATTTTCTAACTGCTTTGTCTTGATAGTTTCACAGATATATTTTGTTTTTAATTGTTGCATTTGTGGTGTCATTTTTATTCTCCTTTTATAAAACATCCTAATTCTGAATCATAAAGATAGCCGTTAAATTGACAATAATCATCAAGTTCGGTTTCTGATTCAAAGTATTTGTCGCCAAATTCTAGTGCATTTTCAGCCAATATTTTATTCCCATAATAGGCGGTTTCGATATAATTGTCGGCAATATAGTCATCCAAGGCATTTTCCAAATCAACTAATTTTGCACTAGAACAATCGCCCAAATAGTATTCAATACCGTTTGTCAAAACCAAGCGCAATTCTTGTTCTGTTGGTTTGTGTGTCAACTTTGATGTCAAAGTGTTGATAAAACAATTTTTTAATAATTCGTTCATTTTTTTTATCCTTTTGTTGTTTCTGTTTGCCAAGACAGATGGTTGAGAGAGAGAAAAAAGTGAGATTCATCTGTCTTGACATTACACATTATAGGTCTTTTTATATCAAATGTCAAGTAGAAAATTAAAATTATTTTTGGCGGTTTTCTGCGGTTTTTTGATTTTTTATAAAAATATTTTTATTTTTTTCTAATAGATTTCTAATAGAAAATCGGCACTTGAAATATCAGAATAGGTGTGTTATATTAAATATAGACAAAAGGAAAGGATTATTATGTCAGAACGCAACCCCAACAGTTTAGCAAATCTGCGTAAAGCCCCTAACTTTAACGAACGACCTGATTTTAAGGAAGTTTGTAGAAAGGGCGCAGAAGCATCAGCAGAAGCAAAGAGAAATGCAAAGACTATGCAAGAGATGATGCGTATTCTTTTAGCAGAGTATGACCCCGACCATCCAGAAAGAACTAACCTTGAATCTGTATGTATTGCCCAAATGAAACAGGCTATGCGTGGTCAGACCAAGGCTGCTGAATTTGTTATGAAGTCCAGTGGAAACGAACCAGAGAAAGTAGTTTCTATCAAAGAATTACAGACAGTTCCATTTACCCTAGATGACAGCCCTGAAAAAAATGCCTAGAATCATAAACTTCGTAGATTACTGCTCTACAATGAACGATAAGTTAAAGAAAGCACTTATCAAATGCTATGATAATGGTTCTGGTCTTATACTGGCAGAAGGATCGAGGGGATCCGGCAAATCGCATGGTTGTGTGCAGTGTGTCCACCAATTACTTATGTGGGGTTATGCAGATGAAGCAATCGAGGGTTTGATTGTAGAAAAGAAACTGTCTGATTCTATTACAGAGTTAAACCTTACTGTCGGTGGCGATAATATCGAAGAGATAAATAAATACGAACATATACTAGGAACAGGACAACACATCATCTATCAAGGATTCCACCCGTCAAGAAAAACCGCATTGAAAGGTGGCGAAAGGGGCGGTAAGTTGATATTCATAGACGAAGTTGAAAACTGGGGCGAGAAAGCCGCTATGGATACATTGAATACCTATCTGCGTAAAGGTGGTATTATTATCTTGGCATCTAACCATTTCCCACAGTATATTTTAGATTTTGCCCAAGCCTATGGCAAGAAAGGTTTATATCAGTATATTCGTATAGATTACTGGGAAAATCCGTATCTAGATGAAATTGCACGAGAATCTTGGGATGCGTTAAAAGAAGAAAACCCTGCACTATGGAGAGCAACGATTATGTATGACGATGATGACGAATATGTCCGCCTGTTTAGTCCGGTGGAATTAGAATCTATGACAGACGAACGCAACGAATCGTTTGACCGTATAAATTCATCTATGGGTATAGATGTGGCTATCGGTGGGGGCGATTGTTCCGTTATCAGTAAAGCAATTATGGGTTCTGATGACCATATTTATGTCTTGGTGGGCGATGGTTTGCATTTAGAAACACAGGCATTAGTTGGTCGTGTTATGCAAGAATTGGGTAGTTTTAAGCCGAATTGGGAAGTGTGGGATGCTGATGGACAAGGTTTAGCAGTATTACAAGTGCGTGGAAAACACCCGAATCTGATAGAATTTCACGGAACATCTGCACAACAAGGGGTTTATTTCAATCGTAGGTCTGCCGCCTATGGTAAATTGGAAGAATACGCAAGGGATGGTAGATTGCATTTGTTAGGTAGTCCACAAGCGGTGTCTAGATGTAAAGAAGATATGCGGGCGCAGATTATCATAAACCAAGAAAATAAAACAGGACAGATACAATTAGCCAAGAAAGAGCAGATAAAACGCATTTTAGGTCGTTCGCCTGACTATTCCGATTCGGTTGCTATGGCTGTCTATGGTCTATCTTTTGGCTTGAAATCACATAGAAATTTTGATAATGTTAGTAGTGTGAAAAAGAAAATTGTCAGAAAGGAAAAACCAAAATGGCTAGGGATATAAAATTTTACCGTTCTTTGAAACAGAATTTAGAAGCAGTTAGAGATAGATATGTCGGACTGTGGACTTTGATTGCGTCAGTGCTTGGTCGTAATGAATCCTATGGTAAGTTAGGACAGATTACTTTTCCTGAATCTGATACATTAGACCACAATGCTTATGACCCAAGTTGCAAAAGAGCAGTTGAAACAGTTTGTGATTATTACGCATCTTTGGTATTTCCAACCCAGAATCCATTTGAAATTGTGCCTTTGGCTAAAAACAACCCAACACAAAACGATTATGATTGGTTCTTAAAACAATCTCAAAAGTTAGTTGGTGCTTTGTATAACAATAAATCAGGGTTCTTGGAAATAAAACCTGTCTTTTATCGTGATTGGGATACATTTGGAACGGCTGCGTTTTTCGTGACAGAACAAAACGATGACGAGTGTCCGTTTGTAGTTCAAGAGTTTGGTATAGATTCTATGGCGATTCAAGACGGTTCTAACTCTCAACCTGAATATGCAGTATTGGCTTTTAACTGGTATCCACAGGTTATCGTTGATTACTTTGGCGATGCAGTTTATGGTAAATTGCCACAAGATGTCCGTAGTGAATATGAATCTGGTGATTGGGATACGCAACATATGCTTTATTGTGTGATTCATAAAAACCCAGATTACAATCCAAAAGCAAAGTTAGGTAAAGCAAGAGCAAAGTTTAAGGCGGTTTGGTTCTTTGAAAATGACGAACAGATATTTGCTGAAAATGAGTTCTTTGAAAATCCTTTGGCAGTATCTCGTTATGCTCGTATTCGTGGCGAAGTTTATGGTCGTTCTGATGTGTCTAATTTTATCAACACAGTAGCGGCAATCAACGGTATTATCTATCTTGCATATAAATCTCTGTCTAAAATGGCAGACCCAGCAATCGGTATCTATGACAACGCATTGTCAAACGATACAGAGATTGACACAGATGCAGGTGCTATCGTTGCGTTAGATTCCACCTTTGCAAGTGCGGCAAATCCAATCGTTCCAATTCAAGATATTGGCGACCCAAGTAAATTGTGTGATGTGTTGCTGACTTTCTTGCGTGACGAATTAGCAAAAGCATTTAAGTTAGATATTATTTTACCAATCGTTCAAACAAATGCTATGACCGCAACAGAGTTTGTAAATCGTTTGGCATTACAAAGTGAAGTATTGTCGGGTGTGTTATCTCGCCATTTGGCACAGTTATCAGGGTTTTATGAAAGAATTATCGGTATCTGCACTCGTAGGGCAGGGTTCTTTGATTTTGAAAACGCACCTGAATATGTAAAGAAAGCAATAGCAAATGGCGAAAAATGGTATCAAGTCAAATACAATAACTCTATCACAAACATTATGAATAGTTCCGCACAAAGAGATTTTGTGAATACTCTAAATACAGTTATGATGGCTGCACAAATAGACCAATCTATCGCACCTGATATTGACTTGTATGATTCAGTATTGGCGATTGTAAAAGATTCTGTATTGAAAAATGCTCTGCCAACAAAGACAGAACACGAACAGAATAAGGCGGCAAGACAAATGCAAATGGCACAGGCACAACAAGCCCAGATTGCCAATTTACAAAGTCAAGCCAATCGTAATAACGCACAGGCTAGCAACCTAGTTCAACCAATGGTGTAAAATATGGATAAAGCAACCCCAACATTAAAAGAACTGTTAGAAAAATTCCAACCAAAACAGTTGACCCCAGAACAGAAAAAAGAACTGGAAAAGAAACGCCAGCAATATCACGATGCTGTAAATAGTTTATTTAATACAGATTATGGTCGTATAGTGATTAAAAATATGCTTGGCTATGTAAAATACTGGGATTCTGTATTCAAGTATAAAGATGACGATAGATTAGTTGTTCAGGCACAAAGAGAATTGGTGCGTGAATTGTTTTTAAGAGAATTGAGTGCTGAAAACTTGGCACAACTTATTGACGAAACAAGAAATGTAAAATAAAGGAAAAGAAATGGAAGATAATAACGATTTTGTATTGCCCGAATCCTATAAAGATGTGCAGGCGGTGCAAGGGTGCAAATCCGTTGAAGATTTGTGCAAAAAGATTGTAGATGACGAATCGTTCATCGGCAAACTGAAAAGCGAAAGGGCTATGCCAACAGAAAACGATAGTGATGATGTCTGGAATTCGTTTTTTGATAAAACGAAGGCTGTCGCCGATAAGCAGGATTGGTCTGGTATGGATGAAGAGTTTGTTAAAGTTGCCAAAGGTGCAGGACTTGTCAAACAACAAACTAAACCTATATTAGATTTTATAGAAGCATTAAAGGAAAAAGACCTTGATGAAAATGCTTTTAACCAAATGAAAGCAGAAGCGTTTAAGGGTAAGGAAGATAGATTAAACAAAATAGATGTTATGCTGTCTAAATTGCCACAGGAAGCGTTAGATAAATTAAATGCAACCAAGAACGAACAATTAGTAAATCTGTATTCTGTGTTTGGCGATATTGCTGATTTGTTTGCAGTTAAAGAAACACCAACACCACCTGCAACAAACACAAATAACGGTGGAAATACATTATACAGACAAGACGGCACAATGGATACAGATGCTTTAAGCAAGATGCAAGACGAATTATTGGCTATCGGTAATGTGCCTAACAAACAAGAATTAAAAGACGCAATATTTAAGAAATATGGGTGGAAATAATGATTAAATTTTTAACACAAGATGACCTGTTTAAGCAGGATGAAAACAAAAAATATGTAATGGACGGACAGATTGTTGGGTTCGTTATAGACAATAAAGCATTTGCAGCGAAATTGACTATTTCAAGTATGGCTGTGTATCTGTGTCAAACTCGTATCGCCAGTGAAACACAATGTCCAGATATGAAAGGTATGAAATTTACTTGGGCTGTAAAGAAAGACGAAGTTGGCGATTATTATATGTTCCAAGACGATACAATCGTGCCTGCATTGGTTGAAATAGATAAGCAGGTTGCTGAATATTATAAAGACAGCGAACATAAAATGGCAGAGTGGGATAAACAATCTGTTATAGATGCGTTGCCGGCTATTCAGGAAACATTGGAAGTAAAACGCAAAATCGCACAAACGGCTTTGGAAATCGCACAAAAAGCAGCGGAAAAGTTAGCAAGCCCACAGGGTGCTGTTGATATGTGTGCTGAATTACAAGAAAAAGCCACAGAAAGATATGAAAAAATAATAGAATCTTGGAATAAATAAGGAGTAAAAACTATGACAAGCGCAAAAGAACAATTCGGTTTAACAGATAAACCAGAAATTCACGGTGTTGTTGAAAGAGAAAACGATTCTATGGTCGCAGGTAATGATTATTCTGCTCAAATAGATGCAGAGTTGAAAAAGAAACCAGAACCAGTTGCAAAAGCAAAGAACGGAAAGATTTCCGCATATAAAATCGCTGTATCAGGTAATGTCCGTAAAGGCGAAACTATGGAATCTTATAGTGTAAGTGTCACGATTCCACAATGCCCAGACGATGAATTGCAATACCATATTCAAAACTTTGTTGAAATGGAATTGGTTAAACAGGGTAAATTACACGATGGGGTTTTAACTCGTGCTATTGACGAAATTGAAGAAACAGAAATCACTTTGGATTTTATCGGTAAAGATGTGTTTTCTCTGTCAAAAGAACAGTTGGTATTGGCACAAGATTATTACGGAATCGCAGGTTGCCACTATACCAATCCATCTTTGCGTGCATTACAAAAACTGTTTTATATGAAATACAAAATCAAAACAGATGAATCTTTGCACGAAGAAATGGCTAAAAAAGAGTTTATCAGCATCATTGAATCAACAGTTGATTATAAAAAACTGCCTAAATTGGTGTTGAAATAGAATCCTTTATTGTTAGTGTGGGAACAAGGGTGTAAAAAGCCCTTGTTTTTTATTTTAGAACCTGTTATTATTAAAGTATCAGAAGCGGACTCTTGGCGACAAGAAACTTCTAACAAAACAGAAGTTTTTAACGCTTTTCTTCTATAAATAAAAAAACCAGCAAAAGTTTTTTATCGGAAAAACCTGACTTGCGAAGAACTAAAAAGAACAAGAACAGATGCTAATTAAAAATATAGGAGAAAAATTATGCAATCTACTTCACCAGTGTTGTTAGAAGTTTTCCGCAATACATACTTCAAAACAGCACAACAAAAACAATCTAAATTCCAAAAAGCAGGCGTGTTAGAATATGACGGTCAAGATGGTGCTATTCATAACTTGGGTCGTATCAAACCGTTTGAAATGTCTGCTATCAACTCAAAGAACGCTGCGTCTGACAGCAACACCAAAACTGCTTGGACAACCGATAACCGTCAATGGTATACGACATATTACTATGCTGAATTGTTGATGGACAAACAAATCGATGTCCAGAAAGCGATTGCTGACCCAACATCTTCGTTGATGGTAAATGCGGTTGCTGCGGGTAATCGTCAAATTGACCGTGTTTGTGCAGTTGCTGCTACGGCTTCTATTTCTAGCGGTGCGCCTGAACAAACCAAAACGACAGTTGCCTTTGCTGCTGACGGTGGTGTGACTATCGATGCAACAGGTGGTATTACCGAAGCATTGTTGCGTAAAATCGCACAGAACTTCCAGAACTCTGGCTTGGTTGATGATGAAGAGTGGCAAAATTCCGCTGTGTTCGTCACAGGTTCAGAAGAAAAAGCGTTCTTGGCATTGGATAAATTGTTCAATCGTTTATACACAACATATTCTGATTCGAACAAAGTAAAGTGCCAGAAATTGTTTGATTCTTACAATGTATTCGTTGTTCCGGGTTCTGATGCCGACCATACTGTTTCTAACCCAATCTTGACGGAAACGGCTGGAACAGGCGGTGCTGCTGCAACTAGAACTTGCTTGGTTGTTGCACCGGGTGCTTTGATGGCAAAGATTGACATTAAAGAAGTTGAACATTTCCCAACAATGGAAACTTATTTGAACTCTCAAATGTTGCGTTTCAAAATTGAAGCAGGTGCTTGCCGCACGGAAGGTGCTCGTGTTCAAATCTTGAAAACGACAGTTGAAGCCTAATGTCACAAAAGTTTGGTGGGTTGACGGGGTTGCCAGCCCACCAACACAGAATAAGGTAGATAAAAATGAAAACGCCAGTTGAATTATGTAATGATGCTTTAAGAATTATGGGATTACGAACAGATTGCACGAATATAGATTCAAATCCTACATCGCAATCCGATAAGGTTTTTCACGCTTTCTATAATCAAACACGGCGTAAAATGATTAAAAGAGTTAGACCTAGATTCGCCTGTGTTGAAGATTATCAAATTTTAGCAACACCAGTTGACCCTGCGAATCCTGATTCTGATTTGCAATTCTTAAAACCACAAGATTGTTTGTATATTCAAAAGGTTGACGGACACACAGAATTTACAGAATATGGCAATAGAATAGATGTGAAATGTAGCACAAAACGGTTTATTACTGTAAATTATGTTAGAGATGTCGTAGATACTTTAACTTGGTCTGATGAGTTTGACGAACTTATGGCGGCTGCATTGGCTAAAAAAACCGTCACATATTTAACAAAAGATTCTAACGCAAAGAAAGTATGCAACGATGAATTTGCTTTACAGTTAGCCGAATTTAACGCATTAAACGCACGAGATACAAAGATTAAAAAGAAACATCATGCACTAACAAGTAGAGTTTGGTTATTCCCACGGAGATATTAAAATGCCAAAGTTATCACAGAAAAGTTTTGTAAGTGGACAATATGATAGAATAGCACAAAACCAAGAATCTGTTTCACAGGGCGGAATTGTTGCTAGTGGGTTGTCTTATTCTAAAAATAACTTATCTAGTGATAAAGGGGAATTGAGAAAAAGATTAGGCACAAAGTTCCTGAAACAGTTAGATGGTGCTACGGTCTTGATTCCGTTTCGTATGAACGATGAAAACGATGTCGTTTTAGCCCTTGAATCAAGTTCTGGTAAAATAGTCGGTTATAAATATGTTGATAATGGTGTGATTCCGCTTTTGTCAGTTAGAGAAGATGCGGTTGTTGCGTTCCCTGCTGGTAATACTTGGTCTGATGGAACAGCAAATACAGGAACAGTATCAAATGGGGATTGGACTTTAAGTTTTACATTTTTTGCGGTTTCGTCTGGTAGTGTTATTGGTGGTTTGTTGGGGTCGCAATACCCCGGGTGGTTATTAAATGGACATTATACCACATCAACTTGGGAAGGCTATAAAATACCAACAGATAAAGCATCTGCGCCACAAAGTATTACAATATCAAATGCAACAACAGAATCTTGTATGCGTTCAATAAAATTGTGGTTCTGGACAGCATCAGAAGTTGGTTATCAGTATAAATATTGGGGAAATCCAGTTATACAATATTCAGACGATGGGGATACTTGGGTCGGTGTTCAAACGGATTATAGGGCGGGCGAATACACCCCAATATCTTATACACCGCCACAAGATGTAAATACACAGGCAGGAATTGTTCATATGCCTGCAAGATATTTAAGTAAAAACTCACTGACTATCACACAGACGAATTATGGCGAAAATCATAGATATTGGCGGGTGTATTTCCAAACAGGAACTGCATCGGTCGGTGCTTTCATAGATAGTGTTTCATTTGTAGATGCGGGCGAAACACATTTGTTTGAAGAAAATGTATCATATACCGAAGAACAGTTAAAAAACATTAAATATTCGCAGGATAAAAATACAATGTTCATAGCCTGCGAAGGTGTTATACCGTATAGATTGCAGAATAATAATGGCGAATTGACTTGGGGTAGTTTTACACCGACAAATACACCGACATTATGGGAAACAATGGGCGGGTATCCTGCGGCGGTTTCTATGTTCCAAAATCGTGTGTGGTTTGGCGGTTTCCAGAATAATCCTACAACGGTTGTCGCAAGTAAATTTGACGATTATGAAACATTTACTAGTGGTTCGCCAGTTCAGAAAGACGATTATCTGAATCTGCGTTGCAACCAATTAAAAACAAAGATTAGAAATTTAGTTGGCGGTCAAAATGTTATGTGCTGTTTCTCGGAAGATGGAATCAGTTATATTGACGGGGGTTCTACTGGATTGCTTGCCACAAATGAAAATATAGAGTTTAAGTTAAAGAATCGTATGCCTGCGGGTGGTTCAACACCCGGATTCAAAGACGATGTTATGCTGTATTCGTCAAGTGATGGAACAAAGTTATATGGTGTTGATTTTGATTTGTTAGTCAATCGTTTTCAGGTTAGTGATTTAGCAAAATATGCAAAAGATATAACAAAAGCAAAAATCACAGAATTGCACTATGTCAATAATGAATCAAAACTGGTTTATGGGTTGACAGAAGAAGGTTCGATGTTTGCTCTGTTGTATGAAAAAGGGCAATATCAAGGGTTTTTCCCGTTGGATTTTGGTGGTGTTGTCTATGATATTTGTCCTATAAAAGTCGGCAGAAATTATAAATTGTTGATGGTTGTGTTCAGAAATGGCAACTGGTATCTGGAAGAAAAGTTAGATATGGGCAATTATATAGATACAAGCACGCCAAGATTGACAGATGAAGAGAAAAAATGGGCAACTTATGACAATTTAGAGAATAATATTGCTTTGGATTGTTATCAGACTTATGATGAATCTTTTAGTGCTGAAACAAAGGTGCTAGATGAAACACATATCGAGTCTAATATAGATTTAAGTAGTTTTATTGGAAAAACAATTATGTTGTCCAATGATGGCAATAAAGATTTTGTTATTGTTAGGGTGGAATCTGTTGAAAATTCTGATAGTAATGGGTATATTATTACGGTTACAATAGAAGCCCAAAGGGGAGAAACAGAAAACTTTACAAAGGCGTATCCTGAATTTACAGAATTTGCACCGAATTTACCACAGGTTGCTGATGTGGGTGTTATTAGCGAAGGTAGATATTTTAATGCCACAAAACCAGATGAAAACGGTAAAATATACCTGCCTGCACCCTGCCACAAGGTTATTTATGGGGTGTTGTATGAATCTGTTGCTATAATTAAATTACAAGCACCGTATGAAAGTCTGAAAAATATAGCACAAGTGGATTTATCGGTTATAGACAGCACACATTTAGAAGTTGGAACGAATTTTGACTACACACAAAATATTGAAAAGATTGACGATTCAAGTTATTATGATTTGACGAGAATAACAATGAACGATACATATAGATTGGTATTGAGTGATACGCCTGAAACAACTAAAAACTTGATTTTACGGTCAAATAAAGGTGTTCCTTTCACAGTAATAGCAATAGATATGTATGTAAATTATAGCAATTTAGGGGGTGATTAAGATGATGGGCGATGAAATGGCGGTTCGTTCTGGGGGTATGTATGGGAATCCAGAATCGCAATATACACTAGCAACACCATCGTCTGGGTTTGGTGGTGCTGGAACGGTTGTTAGCAGTATGGGTAAATTGGCAAATATGTGGGGAACGGCAGTTGCACATAAAGCAGAAATGCGTCAGTTGCGAAACAACCAAAGATTATTGGAATTAGAAAAACAATACAATCTTGAAAATTTCCAACAGAAAATCGCCGATACGGTTGCTGAAAACAAAATGAGTTTTTATTCATCGGGGTTAGATATTGCGGGTTCTGCACAAGATGTTATCACAAGTAATAGACAGGCATTAGAAAAAGATATGGGTGTTATGCAGAGAAATTATGATGTTCAGATTGAAAACTTGCAAGCAAAAAAAAGAGCAAAACGAATCGGATTTGGTATAGCACAGGCTGGTAATGTTATAGATTTTGTTTCTGGCGCAGTATTTTAAGGGGGTATAAATGGTTAAGTTGATTAGAAGTAAAGATGCAGATTTTAAGACCGAAGATGTATCGTCTGTTGGTGTCGCAATAGGCAGAGCAGGACAATCGTTCAGTAAAGTGATGCAAGGCATTGGTAATCGTATTACCAAGGAAGAACAAGCCCAAGAAAAAGAATACCAATCCCAAGTCCAAGATAATATTAAAACTGAAAAGGCAAGATTAGACCAACAGCAGAAAGCATTTGATGCTTCTGATAAACTTGTCGCAGCAGATATGGCAGGTAGATTAGAAAATGATTTGTTGCGTTGGAATCTAGAACAAAGACAGAATAACCCCAATTATATCGGTTCGCCAGACCACGAAAAAGCGATGCGTGATTACTATGCTAAACTGTCTGAAAAGTATTCACAAGGTTTAGGCGAAGTCGGTAAAGGCGAATTTACAAGTAAAACCCAAAATGCTGTCAATCAAATGATAGGGAACGATGTTAAATGGGCATATCAACAAAAGATTAAACAAGGGGAAGAATCAGCAAAAAACATCGCCCAATCTATGAACGATACAGCAGGTATGTATGGTGCAAATGGCGATATTCAAGGGTTTAAGGATTCACATAAAGAAAACAGAGAAAAATTAAAAGATTATATTGAAGAAGCCGCACCAAACGGGGCGATGCCTGCATTATACGAATTAGATAAAAAATCATTAGTGAATTTTTATACAAATCTGGCGCAAACAGACCCAAATAAAGCAAAAACTCTATTAGAAAACCCAGAGTTATTTAAGGAAACTGTGCCGGAAGAAATGGTTGATAATGTTAATAATATTGAAACAAGTAAAAAAATGCGTGAATTAAACGATGAGTTGGTTCTTGTAAATGCAGGCATAGCCAATGAAAAAGATAAAAAAGAAAAACGCAAACTTGAAAAAGCCAAAGACAAGATAGAAAAAGAAATCAAAGATACACAAGATAAAGATTTCACAGATGATAGTTTGTCGGTTATAAACAAAGAAGTTAAAGAAACTGTTTCTAAAACTATTGACTATAATATCAACCTGCAAAAACAGATTGAAGAATCAACTTTGGCAAATGAAAAACTTGGCTCTGCTATGGAATTTATGGATAACCCTATTATCTATAAAGCAAATATGAGTAGAGTAAATCCAAGTGCAGATGTAGATATGCCCGAATCGTTGAAAATGTTGCCTATGTTTAATAAAAACCCAGATATTCAAGATTTAGGCAAAAAGATTTACGGTATGTCTGATAAGGTTGGCGATGGTAATGTCAGCCCTGCCGATTTAGATAAGATTGTAAAGAAAGTCGCATCTATTACTGTGGGAGATAACGGCAGTATTGACGATAATATCTTAAAAGCATTTCAAGGCGATTTGGCTTTGCGTGAAGCAGGTGCAAGTCCATCACAGTTAGAAACATATCATCGTATGACAGAATTGGCTATGACAGACACAAGTTTTAAGCAGGGTGTTGCTGCATTGGCTAACAAACCATCTTTTGATAGTATGTTATTCTTGCAAAACCCAAGTCGTGCAGGCGGATTAGCATTTTTCACAAGAACGGTTAAAGACGATGATGTGCAGTATGTAGAAAATATGGGCAGACAAGCATATTTTGAAGCGATGAATACTATGTCGCAACCTAACCTAAATGAAGAACAAAGAAAGCAAGCAGTTGCAGAAGCATTATCAACCTATGATAGACGAATTGCAGAAGCGTATGATTTCATAAAAAGAGATGTTGTTGATGTCGATTATGTGAATAAACAACTTGCTAAAATGGGTTCTGCTATGGTAGAATTAAATGGAAATATGACCAAGATAGTTGGTCGGTTGCCAAATGGCGAATACATAATTGAAAGCACAGGGGAAAAAGTCGATGCCAAATTCTAATGATATGAATAATCCCGTAGAAACAAACGAAAATGAATTGACAGGACAATATAGTCCAGTAAGTTCATTTACGCAGAGAGTAGATATTTTATCAAAAGAAAATAAGTTAGAATACCCCAAATATAGAACTTTAAGTGAAGAACAAACTAGAACATACATTAAAGCAACGGAATTGCCTGATGTTCAAAGAAAGTCAATGGCATTAGATTTGGCAAAAGCAAAAGAACAAGATGCTGCAAAAAATGCTAAAAATGCTGTTATTGTAGAAATGGCATCTATGATGTCGGGCGTGGGAACAGAAGCGGCATTAGGTAATATTTTAGTGACAGATGACTATTCGCCAGTAGTAGGTTCGGCAGCGGAAGCATACGCAGGTGGCAAAATAGCCCAAGCAGTTGGTGGGGGTGTGTTAAAACAAGCGGGTGCATTTGCATTAGGAACGGCTGCTATGGGCGGTCTTTTGACAGCATTAAGCCCAACAGAGTTAGGTGGGGAAGATACACCACAGGAAATATTTGATAGTTTTTATAGACCTAAAATTGAAAGTTTAGAAAAAGATTGGAAATCAGGCAAAATATCTTATGACGAATATACACAACAAACAAAAGATTTGAATAATCAGTTTGAAACAACGGTCAAAAATAGATTTCCTGATGTAAATTTCCAAGAACAGATTGAAAAATCGTTAAAAAGCCAAGGTTATACAGATGAACAAATTGAAAGGTTAAAACAACCAACGAAAGTTCAATCACTTGGTTTAAGATTAACACAATCTGCTATGGATAGATTGGAATATAGAACATCGGTTATGCCACAAGTTGATGCTGATTCGGTTGCTGCTAGATTTGCAACAGCACCTATGTCGGCAGGCGAATATCTTATGACCGGTGTTGGTGTTGCTAAACTTGCAAGAACAGCGATTAAAGCATCTAAAATGCCAACAGATAGATTTGGTCGTAAAGCCGCTGAATTTACTGCACAGAAAGGCACAAAATACGAAGATGTAGTTGATAGATATGCAGGTATGGTTGGCAATAAAATCGGTTCTGGCGCAGCGACAGCACAGATGTCTAGCGATATTATGGGTCAAGGTGCATTAGAATCTATACAAAAGTATATTGAAGATACAGGCGATACAGAATTAACCAATTATACAGGCGATATTAGAAAAGCCGCATTGGATGCTTTCAGCACTCATACACAAAATGTCGTAGAAAAAATGGGTTTCAACAAGTTTATTAAAAACCCGAGAGCAGTTAAAAAGTGGGGAGAGTGGGGAAACGGTTTTGTTCAAGAATTTACACAGGGCGAAATCAACGATGTGTCTGAATTTGTGAAAGGCAACCAATCTGCTATGGATGTGATAAATAATATACCATATAATGTGATTGACGGTGTTGCTGGCAGTTGGACACAAGGCACAATAGGAACAGCATATTTCAATTACTATCACAATAAAAATGTCAATGATTTGGTTGATGTTATTATGGCACAAAAACCAAATAAGACAGAGCAAGAAGTTCGCCAATTTGCAGAAAACAAAGTAAAAGATATTGAAAATGAAGTGTCTGTTGATGTTGTTAAAGAGATTGTAGATTTCACAGATGCAACACAATATCAAGGTAAAATCTATGAAAATATCCGTGATAATGTTAAAAAAGCAATAGATTATCAAATGGATATTATGAAAGATACAGACGAAGGTAGTGAGTTTGAAAACCTGACCGAAGATGAATTGGCACAATATGTCGAACAGGTTGCCCACGATGAAACAGATAAAGTCGTTATAGAATCTTTGGAACAAGGCACACCGTTGTCAGAATCCCCAAGATTAAAGGGTATTACTATTGCAGGAACTTATTATCTTGAAGGGGAAGATTACGCACAAGAAACAAAAAGACAAGCCGAAGAAACTAGACAAGCGTTGTTAAATGCGGTTTATGCTGAAAGAGAAGCACAAAGGGCGCAACGGTTGGCAGACCAAATGGCAGAAGGTGCTGAAAGGGCAAGAGAAAGACGGATTCGTGCTGAATCTGCACAACAAACCAAAGAAGCAGAACAGAGAGTTAAACTTGATGAAAAATCCGCCAAAGAGATTGCAAAACAGGTTGAAAAGTCGCTGAAAGAACAAGTAAAATCAACGAATAATATAAAAATAGCAACAACAAAAGCGATTAAATCAGGTAATGTTGAAACTATTGGTAAAGTGTTGTCTGATAATGGTTTTGCAGTTCGTAATATGTCTGGAACACAGATAAAATTATTGGCGAAATTAAACTGGCAATTATTTAAGGGTATGGATTTAGGCGAATCTATGCGTTCATCTGATAAACGAGTTGCGTTATCTGCTATTGAAAAAAATGTAGAATCTGGAAATGCTGTATTAACTCGTGCAGGTTATACAAAAGAACAGATAGATTCTATGGATGATGAAACTTGGAATCGTGCAGTATTAACTCAATATCGTAAAGAAAATCAGGAACAAGAACCAGAATTGACCGAAGAACAATTAAATGCAATACCGGATGATTTACAGTTTCAAGATTTAGCAGACGAAAACGAATCGCTAGATGCTATTTACCCTGAATATACTGGGGAAACAATAGAAGTAGATGGGAAAGAACGCACAGTTTATAATTCCAATGGCGATAGAATAGCAAAGTCAAAAGAAGCATTAACTAACTTCTGGCGGTGGTTTAGCGATTCAAAGGTTGTTGACGAACAAGGCAGACCACGTGTTGTGTATCATGGAACAAGCAGTAAGTTTGATACTTTCAGTATTGACGAAAGTGGAAAGAACACCGGAACAGCCATATATGGACAAGGATTCTATTTTACAACAGATAAAGAAGTTGCAACAAAATGGGGCGCAAAGCGTGGCGAACCAATAACAATGCCTGTTTATGTAAAGTTAGAAAATCCAAATATGGTTAAAGAATTAGAATACCCAAAAGATTCAAAAGAAAAAGGATTTGATGGGGTTATAGCGAAAGTTTGGGGTGGAAACGAATTGGAAATCGTTGCATTTGAGCCAACCCAAATCAAATCAGTAGATAACCGTGGAACTTATAGTAGTGATACTGGGAATATTTATTATCAGACACAAAAGCAATCTCGTAAAGGTGGTGCATACGACCCAAGAACTCGTAGTATTACATTAGGTTCTGGTGCAAATGTCACTACTTTCCCACACGAATTTGCGCATTACTGGATTGAAAAGAACTTTAAGTGGGCTAGAAGTGGTAAAGCAAGTCAAGAGTGGATGCGCCAATGGTCTGCTGTGGAAAAATGGCTTGGTATTGACCCAGACGATAAGTATTTAGATAAAGCAGCAAGTGAAAAATTTGCTCGTGCTTATGAAAGATTCTTGGGCGAAGAACAAGTGCCATTGGTATTAAAGAAATCTCTGGGCGATTTTAGAGATTTTGTATTAGACCACTATGATTTTGAATTAGATGAAGCAAAGGGTTTAACTGATAAATTTGGCAGACCAATTAAATTAAACGATGATGTTAAAAATTGGTTTAAGAAATCTATCTATGAAACCTATTCTGACCCTGTTGAATCCGAAGTTGTCGTTGAAAGATTGCGTAAAGATGCCGAAGATAAAAAAGAAGTTATGCAGGCAGACCAAGAAAACGAAACTATCAGGGAAAATGTTAAAAATAGCGAATCGTTCAAGACCGCTGATAATGAAATTAACCTGATGGATGTTCAACAATCAGCAGGTATTTCTAACGAACAGATTATCGGTAAAAAAGAAATCGGTGGTGGCGAACAGAAAGAATCAAAGGGTAAGATTGCACAAGAATTGGGTGGTAGAACTTACGAATCTACATCTTGGGAAATCCAAGAACAAATGGTTGAAGATTACTTGAAAACAGTAAGTTTAGACCAGGCGTTAGAAGATTTGGACAATGAAACCTACCCAGAAAAGATTGACCCGAATTTCTTGCGTAGTGCTTTAACAGAAAAATTGTTAGATGCTGGGCGTGAAATGGAAGCAACAGCACTGATTGAAGAAACCGCTGACGATTTCTCTGATGCTGCACAAAGATTACAAGCGGCAAGAACATTAAATACACCATTTACTAACGCAATTCAAACCTTAAATATAGCGAAAGCAGAACAGTTGGCTAGGGCTAAATTCGGTAATAAAAAGACCGCTGTGGCTGATTTAGATGCTGCTATGAATAGATTGGTTGCCAAGTATGAAAAAGATTTCTTGAACGCAGAAACAGACGAAGAAAGGGAAATGGTTTATGCCGCATTACAAGATGAAGCGGTTAGAACTATCGGATCTTTGAATAAAGACGAATCAAGTAAATTAGATTTCCAAACGATTGAAGATAAGGAAGAAAGAAAACAGGCAAGGGAAATCAGAAAACAACAGAAAAGACGGGCATCTATCAAGGCATATCGTGGTAAAGCAAAGCGTGCATTGAAACAGGCATTAGGACTTGAACCAACAAGACAACAAGTTCGTGAAATTAGAAAGCGTGCTGTAAAAGTGCAGAAAGCAATAGCAGATTTCCGTAAAGATGTTAGACAGAATAAAACATCTGCAATAGACCCAATTAAAGTGTTAGAAGCACAAAACGAACTGAATAATTATATGAATAGTCAGTTGCCAACAAGATACTTGGGAACATTTGCTGATGCTGCTAACAGTTATATGATGGCGAATATGTTGTGGAATCCTGCAACCAATGTATTCAATCTTGAATCTACTTGGGTGCAAATGATACCACACTTGACCGCATTGGCTATAAATAACTGGACATTTGGAACAATATCAGCCAGAGAAAAAGCAAAGATTATCAAAAGTGCTTTGATTACACAGATAAAAACAGGTTATAATATATTTTCTCTGCGTGATTTCTTTGATAATAAAACAATCTGGGCTGAAAAGTTTTATGAAGCACAAAGTGTCTTGGGTAAAGGTATTCGTGTGCCATTGACCGCATTAGGTTTGATGGATACTATGAATAAGGGTGTTGTGTTCTTGCAAGCGGTTGATTCTATGGCAACAAAACAAGCCAGAGAAGAAGGTAAGAAAAATAACTGGACAGCAGAACAAGTTAAACAGCGTGCCAAGGAATTGTTCTATCAGGCATTAAATACAGACCCAAGAACAATTACTATTGACGGATTAAAGATTAGAAAAGCGGCAGTTCAAGAAGGGGAAGAAGCAACATTTACTCAAAATACTAGAACAGCCGAAATAATCAACAAAGTTAGAAAGGCGTTGAATTTTGGCGGTAAAACTGGTTTGGGTAATGTAATTATGCCGTTTACTACCACGATTGCTAATATCGCAGAAGATACTGTATTGAATTATTCTTTGGGATTAGTCAGAAATACACCAAAGTCAATCAAAGCAATAGCAACCACATTTGATAAAACCGCCACAGCAGAAATGAAAAAAGAAGCGTGGAAAGAAGTGTTGCCCGAAACAAAGAACGCAATTAAAAATGTGATTGGAATACTGATATTGTTGTCGTTTGCTTTGGGTGGCGATGATGACGATTATGTATTGGGTTATGATAGACAGACCGCCAAAGATAAAGATATTAGAACGAATCGCAACGCACCTTATGGATATGCTGTAAGATTGGGCGATAAGTGGGTTGATTTGGATTTGTTCGGTATTGGCTCACAATATGCAAAGATGTATATGATTGCCAGACGGGGTAATTTCTCTTCTGATGCTTGGACAAATGCAATAGTAAGTAGTGTTGATTTGTTGCCCGGTGTTGGCGAATTGCAATCTATGTATGATACATTTACAAATATGTCTAAAATGAAAGGCGAGTGGGAAGGTGTGGCAGAATTGGCAAGTGATAAGATTGAAGAATTGTCAGTTCGTTTGATACCTGTATCTGCGTTACTTGGACAGATTGCATCTATTGCTGATACATCAAAGCGTGAAACTTGGAATAACTGGTATGATAAAATGAAAGCGAAAATACCGGGTTTAAGAAAAAAATTACCTGAAAGAACAAGCACTCAAACAGGCGAAGTTATCCCACAGACAGATACGGTATTTAACTTGGCTACTGGTAGTCGTATTAAAGATTATATAGAACCAACAGGTGCAGATGAAGTTAGATATGAATTTGCTGAAACAGGTAAGCCATTGTCTTATCGTGAAGGTAATAGTAAATTAAAAGAACTTGGTAAAGATACAGTTGCTTATAAAAAAGCAGTAAATCGGGTTAGAAAAGATTTTACCAAGAAACTTGAAAACATCTCGGATAATCCTGAATATCAACGGTTAGATATAGACCAGAAAAGAAAAGTCGTTAATGAATTACACAAGGAAGCATTGACAGATGTTAAGGTTGATTTAGGGTTAGAAAAACCTAAAAAGGCATCAAAAAAAAGATTGAAAAAGCAAGGCAAAAATGATAATCTAAAATAAGGGGTATAAAGTTATGGCAGTTGAATATGAAATCTCATCAGATGTAGCAACAATTAAAGATGTAGCACCAAATACACAGGTTGCTAGTATTGTTAAATTTTATAATGGGTCTATAACTTATGATGATGAACCAACTTCTAAATACGCAAGTGTCACAATAAACGGTAAAACTCAAAGAGTTATGTTGTGTGTTGCGGTTAGTGGAACAGTAAATTATGACGATGTGCCTTGTCTATATTCAACTGTTGATGGCCACAGAACATTAAATGTAGTAGAACCAACAGAAACAGGAACACCTGACGATGTGCCAAGTTTATATGAAACAGTTGTTGTAGATGGAAAAACTGTTCGTGCTTTAAGATGTGTTTTAATAAATGCAACCCCAAATTATGACGGAGTATCAAGCACTTGCACATTTACAGATAATGGTAAAACACACACAGCCCAGTTAGTAAATCAAATTGGTGCGGGTGCTATTGAAGAAATTGTTAAAGGTGTTCCGCCCTTATCTCTGCCCGACGCAATCGCTAACTCATTGCAGTATGTCAAGGCATTTGGTGGCACAGAATTGAGTGGCACACCAACACCAGACGCACCTGCAACAATAACCTGCAACAACGGTATTCTGAAAGTCAAAGATTCCGAATTGCCAGTTGGGTATAAACGGTTGACGGGTATTACTTATGACTCTGACACATACTACGAAACCAACGAAAAATTATATGGTTCGGACACTTTAACAATAAGATTGTCAAACACAAAAACGGCTGGACAAAATGTTATCGGTGCATATTCAGGAACAGGCGACGATGCCCGTAATTTTTCATTGTATATATATGGTAATGGGGCAACAAATAATTCATATTTGCGTCACGGAACAAAGTTAGGCAGACCGAGATATGGCACTGGCACAAGAACATTGGTTATGGGACCAACAGGCACAGACGGATTCTTAAACGATGTCACATACGATGCAGAAGACTTTGAAACCACGGATACGTTCCGGATTGGTTCGTTGCCTAATTCGTCTTCACCCAAATACGATGGCAATATCATTGGTAATATAACCGTTAGCAACAGATTGAAATACATACCTTGCGAACGTGTGTCTGACGGCAAAATTGGTTATTACGAAACATTTACAGGCACGTTCTTGGAACCCCAAGGCACAGGCACACCTGTTTCAATGGGTTATGAGGTATCATATATGACCGAAATATACGCAGACGGCACAGTGGAAACGATTGAAGACACAATCGGCAATAGCGCAACCTGCGAGCCATTGTTAGCAGTTGGCGATTATACCGATGTTCAGAGCATACTTGACGGGGTTATTACAAGAAAGGTCGGGGTTAAAGTTTTGACAGGGGACGAAAACTTTGAAACTGCAACCGCAACAAACTGCTATTCATTGACAAACACATTAGGGACTGGCAACTTCGCTGACAGAACGATTATGTGTTCTCATTTTGATAGCACATCTACACAACCTGGAACTGGCGACAGACAAGGGTTGGCATTTATTGTGAACAAAGGTCCTGAATATACGATAGCCTTTGGTGCAACAACGCAGTTTTCAACACAAACCCAATGGAAAAATTGGTTGGCTGCACAAGCCGCCGCAGGGACACCTGTAATCATAGTATATCCTATAAGAACACCGACAACGGAAGTCGTAGCAGGGCAGACATTACAAGTGACACAGGGCGATAACACACTGGAAATCACGCAGGCTAGTTTGACGGGGTTGGAATTGGAAGCAAAGTATATGAAAGGTGTTGTTGCGTCTGTTGAAGAAGTTGATTCTCAAGGACTTGACAACAACGTGTCGGTATCATTGTCATAAGGAGTAAAATATGAAAGAAAATACTATCATCACAACAAATGGATTGTGGAAACACTTTGAAGAAGCGATGAAAACCGAGTTTGAAATCGGCAAAACATATGACATTCGTGTTAATGGGCATTGTGAATTTATGATTTCCAAGGACAGACCAAAACTTGGCATTAAAACCAATCAAATCACATATACAGCAGATGTGGAAAATAAATTATGGGTTAAAACAGGGGTGTAAAAATGACACTTGTTAGAGAATATCAGCCGACTTTTGTATTGGGCGATGGGGAAACAAAAGAGTTTTCTTATCTGTTTGAAGAAGTTAGTGAAAACTTTATTAAAGTTATAGTTAAACATAGTGATGATTCTACTTATGTCCCTGTTTTTAGCGTTGATTTGGATTCTCATAAAGTGGTGTTTGGGGAAAGTGAAACAGCCCCGTTAGATACAGATTTAGTTTGTATTTACAGAGAAACCCCAGATTTACAAGATACACCATTTAGAACATTACAAGGTTATGATGCCAAAGCATTAGAAAATATACTGTCTAAAATCGTGGCTATGATTCAAGAATTAAAAGCAAACGGTTTTTCAACACAGATTTTACAGGGAACACCTTGGCAATTAGATTTATTACACCCAGACGATGATGGGGCAAGTGTGGTTGTTGATTATAATGCTAGAATATTAAAGAAAGGTTTGTATTTCCAAATAGTTAGCGGAAATTTACAAGTGTCAGCAGACGGCAATAATTTTATTAAAATGCCAAAATCAGCCGATATTACAGAGTTTAGACGGCTAGAAACAGTATTGGAAGATTTAACAGTTCAATACAGATTACAATATAAAGTCGATGGTGTTTGGTATGATGCTGAATCAAACGCAGAAGCAACAGCAAACGAAGCATTACAAGTAGCACAAGATGCGAAAGATATTGCACAAGCGGCAAGTGATAAGGTAGATACTTTTGATGACAGATTGACAATAGCCGAAGGTGATGCAAGTGATGCGAAACAAGATGCTATCGATGCGAAAGAACTTGCAGAAGATACAGCGGAAACTGTTGGCACCTTTGATACAAGAATAACGCAAGCCGAACAAAATGCAAGTGATGCAAAAAGTATAGCGCAAACAACTAGTGGAAATTTAACAACTCATACAAGCAATACAAACAATCCGCATCAGGTCACAAAAGCACAAGTAGGGTTAGGAAATGTTGATAATACAAGTGATTTGAATAAACCTGTAAGCACAGCAACACAAAACTTTGTAAATAGTTCTATTGCTACATCAACAGCGACATTTCGTGGAACATATAACTCTTTGGCAGAATTAGAAGCAGTGACGGCTGATGAAAACGATTATGGTTTTGTTGTTGCGACAGATTCTGCCGGAAATACTGTTTATAATCGTTATAAATATACCACATCAACAACCCCTGCAAGTTGGGTTTTTGAATATGCATTAAATAATTCGTCATTTACAGCGCAACAATGGGCATCTATAAATTCAGGAGTGACGACTAACGATGTTTCATTAGCAAGGTCAGCGGTTCAACCAAGTGATGTTGGCAACGGAACAATTACAATCACGCAAGGCGGAACGACCAAAGGAACATTTACAACCAATCAGGGCGGAAATACTACGATTGACCTTGATGCCGGAACAGCAGACCCGCACAGGGTAATTGCGTTCCAAGCACCAACAGCCCAGAATAATTATACTTGGTATCGTAAATATGCAGATGGTTGGGTTGAACAAGGGGGAACAGATACTTCGTCATCAGAGGACTTGTCTGTAACTTTACCTGTTACTATGGCGAACAATAACTATCAGGTGCAACTAACATTAGGAAATGCCGCAAAGACTACATTTGCCAACCAATACTGGTCAACCTTTGGGTGGCGGGCTAAAACAACTACGGGATTCACTTGCACGGTAAATGTTGCAAACGCAGGAACAAAAGATTGGTTCGTTTGTGGTATGGCAGCAAGTTAAAAAAAGGGGAAAATATGCCGATACATAAAGTTTCTGGGGGTTATAAATGGGGAAAGAGTGGTAAAGTTTATAAAACCAGAGCAGGCGCAGAACGACAAATGAAAGCAATTTTTTCTAGTGGTTGGCGAGAAAAAAAGGATTAAAAATGAAAGAACCTAATCTAAATGTGGAATTATTTTGGTCGGTGTTCAAAGTTATGGCGGTTTTAATAGTGTTTGTGATAATAGTTTTTGGTGGATTGTTATTGCATTATATAAACAAAACCACAACACTAACAACGCATAGTATTGAAATGACACAAGATGGACAAGATAACAACCAGAGTTTGACAAATGGCTAGACAAAGAATAAAAGTATCTTACACAACAACGGGTTTTAAGCGACCACATATAAGTGTTGTTAGACCAAAGTTAGCAGTAAGGAAAACCAACAATGCAAAACGCAAAGCATAGAATAATATCTTTTTGGCTTACTCATATTTTCTTGCGTAGAATTGCCAAGAGATACCCAGAATACTTTATGCGTTGGATTAAAGATTTAACAGATGATGCAACCGCTAGAAAAATAATGGAATTACGATATATGGGCGACAACCCTATGAAATTTGAAAAGATTGCTGAAACATTATATCTAGCACCAAGACGAGTATTTGAAAAGCATAAAGGGGTTATAGACCGTATGATTGGTGCAGTTTAGCCCGCAGTTTTATGAGCATAACATTTATATTGAAAATCCCCCATAATTCCTATGTGTAAAAACATAGGAGTTTTTTTATGTATGAACAATTTAGTAATTTTAATGGTTATAACCCTTATCAACAAAGGGCTATGCCACAACCAATCCAAAGTATATCACAACCGGCACAACGGCAGGTAATAACTTATTCTGTCAAGTCCGCTAATGAATTGGCAAATATGCCTGTAATGCCGAATACAATATACCTTGGTATCAACAGCGATGGTAAGGAACTTTATGTAAGACAGATGAACCTAGACGGAAATGTAGAACTTAATACTTATGCGCTGATAGACGGAAAGAAAGAAAAGACAGAAATCCAAGTCATCGCTGATAATATTACTGAAATCAAGAACTTACTAGCAAATATGGGGGTTAAAAATGAATCCACAAGTGTTGCTTAATATGTTTATACAAGGAAAATTTGCAAATCACCCGTTGATGAAAACTGTGCAACAAATGATGGCTGGAAAAACGCCTGAACAACAGCGGCAGACTATCATAAATACAGCAAAATCATACGGGTTTGACTTAAATCAACTTCCCCCAGAACTTCGTAGTTTATTGGGGTGACTTAACAATTAAACCAAAAGGAAAAAACTATGGCAGAAAATGCAATGACACCCGCTGATATGGGTGCAGTATTAGGAAACCGTTGGGGTGGCTATCCTTACGGTGGAAACGGTTTTGGCTTTGGTGGCGGTGACGGCGGTCTGTTCGCAATCTTGCTTATCGTCTTGTTGATGGGCGGTGGTGCTTGGGGTATGGGCGGTCGTGGTCAATTCGGCACGGAAGCAATTCAAAACCAAATGCAACAAGGCTTTGACAACCAAAACACGATGGCGAATCAAAGAGAAATCTTGGCGGCGGTCAACCAAAACTTCCACGATAACTTAAATGTTATTCAGGACAAGTACGGCGAATTGACACGTGACATCTATGGTGTTTCAGGTCAGGTCGCCCAAGTATTGGCTAACCAAAACGCGTGTTGCTGCGATACCAAGATGTTGATACAAGAAACATCTGCACAAAATCGTTATGATGCATTGAAAAACACAAATGACATCAATGCTGTCACAATTGGTCAAACGCAGAAAATCTTGGATGCAATCACCGAAAACAAGATGGAAGCATTGCGCGGTCGTATCAACCAATTAGAATTGAACAATGCAGTTGCTGGTGTTGTGCGTTATCCGACAACTTTTTCGTATAACGCAGGACAATCACCATTCTGTGGCGGTTGCAACGGTTGCGGTTGCGGATTCTAAAAAAATCTGGGGAGTAAAATCCCCAGATAAATTAACAAAGTAAGTTTGCTAACTAGACATTAATAAGCTTACTTTGCTCCGATTTGTTTGTCAATAAAAAAGGATAAAAAATGAATTGTAATTGTGGAAATTTACATCGTGGAACTGCTTTAACTACCGCTGGCGTTCTAACTGTCACAAACCCAAACAACATCTCTACATTTGACGATTTTGATTTGGTTATCTGTTTGAATCCTAACAACATTATAACAGGTGCGCCTGTGCCTTATACCGTAACAATAAACGGAACAGCTGTGCCTATTTTAGATATGTGGGGTTATCCAATCCGGACAGACAGATTATGTCCACGCAAACGTTATCACGGTAAATACATCGTAGGAACGGCAGCAGGAACACACATTACTTTGGTAAATGTTTGTTGCACTATTGCTGATGCTTTGGCAAATGCTACACCTGCGGTAACAACAACTGATGGAGAATAAAAATGAAAAAAAAGATTGAAAAAGCGAGAAACGCATTACTGGACAGAATTATTGAATTGGCACCAAAAGCGAATATAGAAAATTTGTTCCATATTACAAATGCCTTTCAAACGATTCAAACCAAACCTTTTGATACTTTCGAGTATATGACAAATATCTTGAAAGAGTTAAAAACTCAAAACAAAAAGGACGAGAAATGACACATGAAGAAAAACACGAAATGCGCAAAGCAATATACGAACATATTGGAATTTTGTTGAACAAAGTTCATAAAATGTTCGAATCGTCCAGCGAATTGACAATTCAACAGATGATGGATGCCAGCGACATTCTAAAAGATATTTCTTCCGCAGATAAAAGTCTATCAAAAGCCTGTTATTATGACAGCATGCGTGGCGGATCTGACGACAGAAAGTATTAAAAATAGGGCTAGAATAAAACCTAGCCCTGTTTAGATGGTAAATTCAACAATCACATAGTTGTGATATTTTTCTGCACATGTCAATAAAAAGTATTGATTTAATTTGCGTATTTATGTATAATAAGGTGGTAAGGATGAGAAAAAGCGGTATGCATAAAATAACACTAACAACAACAAGCGGAATATACGCAGCCTGGGGTGCGCTGGTTTCGTTCACACAGAGCATCCACACAGCCCTTGTCGGAATGTTGATATGCATGGTCCTGGACACAATCACAGGATTCATCGCCGCACCATACCGCGGACAACGCAGAGAAAGCGCAAAACTATCAAAGATTGTCAAAAAAACCATAACATACTGCGTGGCCATAATCGCAATACATACATTGGAACAACTGATACTGCCAACATATATCGCCGGAACATTACAGCTGGGCCGCATGGCCTGCACGGTATTCGCCGGCCTTGAGGTGTATTCTATACTGGAAAACCTGCGCGACATCACAGGATTAAAAGCATTTGACTATTTAACACAATTGTCATTCAAGAAAATCAAAGACACAACAGGAATAGATATACAAAAAGGGAAAGGAAAAAATGGCAACAAAAAAGCAAAAAAAGAATAAAAACCCAAAATGGCACACCATAACAAAACAACACCTGGCGACCATAATATGCCCATACTGCCTTGAACCAATCCCCGAAGGACACAGAACAAGAGATCATAAAATACCAAAATCGCGCGGCGGAAAAAACGAACCAGAAAATATCGTAATATGCTGCGACAAATGCAACCAGGAAAAAGGATCGTTGACACCAGAGGAATACGAAATATGGAAAAAACTGAACTTTATCCGGTGCGGTGGCATGGCAAACAAAGGAAAACACAGATGAAACAAATAATAGCCATATTTTCAATTCTAATGCTCGCAGGATGCGCAAAAACAACCGCAACAGATACAATAATCGACAACGCAATATTCTCAACACAAGCAGCAATTCACACAATAAAAAAGACAACAACACTGGAACAATGCCAGGAAATGGCCATAAACCAATACAATGACGACATACGCAGCCTTGAATCAGCAAAAGCATCAGCACAGCGCGACATAGCGGCCGAACAAGAAAAAACCCTGCGCTGGAAACTGATAGCAGGATTCATAGGAATTATACTTGCAGCACTCATAGCAAAAAAGGTCCTTAAATGAAACTGACACTGAAACGCATCGCATTACGACCAACATACACCATCGGGAAATTATACATTGACGGCGAATACTTCTGCGACACATGCGAGGACACAGTGCGAATGGACGGAAAAAAGATACCAGGCGAAACAGCAATACCGTTTGGAACATATAGGGTGGTCATAACCTGGTCGCCAAGATTCAAAAAAAAGCTGCCAGAGCTGTTGAATGTGCCATATTTCTCAGGGGTGCGCATACACAGCGGAAACACAGCCAAAGATTCCGAGGGCTGCATCCTTGTGGGCCGAAACACCATCAAAGGAATGGTCACACAATCACGCGACACAATGAAAAAACTGATGGCGATACTTGAACCAGCATGCAGCAAACACATCGTCACGATTGAAATCATTTAATTTATTGTTGAATTTATCTGCAAAATGCATTATAATACGAATAAAGAAAAACCTGTACAATAGGACAACCGCGCAAGCGACCCGTTTTTGTTGGGACAACTTTCCGAAAATTGTTAAAAACATAAACTAACACAAAAAAAGGAAATAAAATGAATCCAGTAGACGTAAATACAGGTATTTTGAATATCAAATTCTTCGTCGAAGAATTGACTCGCCTGTATCATAACAAAGTCGGCGGTTTACGTGCCGTCACAAATAACAAAGGTGTGGTCGTTGGTAAAACGATCCGCTGGCCATTGGTTGATACGGATGGTATAGCATCTGCAACAAACTTTGGTTCGCCAACAATACCAGACCCATTGGTTGCTGATACTGTTGAAGCCGACATCGTGCCTTACGAAGGGGCAACTTCGTTAGACCCATTTGTCTTGGCATCCACAAACAGCGCAGCAGGCTTACGCGCAGCGGCAGCTGAAAAGGTCATGAACAAGATTGAAAACCGTTTCACAGATGTCATCTTGACAGCATTGGCTCAATACGATGACACCAACATGGAATTGGGTACATCTTCCGACACATTCGATGTCGATTTCATGACAGACTTGGACACAATGGCTCGTGTAAATAACTGGCCAGATGGCAACCGTTTCTTGTTATTGCCACCCCAAGCAGAAAATGCTTTGAAGAAAGATGCTAAATTTTATGAAATTTGGTCTTTGTATCAAGGTCGTGCTTTGGCAAATCCGGGTGCACCAGTTGCAGATACCAACTCTTTGATATGGTATCCTTGGCGTGGTTGGAACATTGCATTTATGGGTCAAAAAGGCGGCGACAATGTTGTTGGTTTGCCTGCAACAGCCAATAGTGCAGCAACAGGTTATGCCTGGATCCGTGACCGTGTTGGATTCGGTATGAATCAAAACATCGAAGGCGACGTGTTCATCGACAAAACAAAACAAGGTAACCCGATTGTCTTCAAGGCAAACGGTTCTTGCGGTGCAACAATCATCGACAAGAAAGGTGTTATCGGTATCAAAATGTCTGGCACATTGCCGTTCTAATTAACCGGCAGGGTGGGTAACTGCCCTGCCATAACTTAAAAGGAAAAAAAATGGCATACGATCACAAAAAATTAGTCGCCACATCTGCACATATCGCACCTGAAGCACCAGTGCATTATGACTACAACTTAAAAGCAGCCGAGGATATCACAACTGCCGGTTATTTCCCAGCAGAAAGTGGTATCAAAGAGGGTGACATCGTCACCAAAAACTTGTTTGCTTTGACAAGTGGTAAGATCACTGGTTTGACACGCACAACATATGTTGCAAAAGTTTCAGATGTTGGTGTAATCACATTGGCCGCATTATCTTAATACCAAGGGTGGGTTGAAATATACCCACCCAAAATATAATTAGAATACAAATTTACAGTTTATATTTTTATTATATAAAATAAGGAGTATAAAAATGTCGTTCTTCAAAAAAATGTTTCATGAAGCAAATCCAATGAATTGGGGAATTACAAAAAAAGCTGGCCACGAAATAGATAAACATATTTTCAATGATCAATGGACAAAAGGTTGGCGACAAGGGGTAACCGTTGCCGGTATCGCCGCAGCAGCAATTTTGACCGGTGGTGCCGCAGCAGGTGCTTTGGGCGCATCTGGTATCGGTGCAGGCGCCACAGCAGCAGGCGCAGCAGGTGCAGCAGCAGGGGCAACCGGTGCAGGTGCAGCCGCAGGCGCAGGCGCAGTTGCAGGTTATGCCGCAGCCGCAGGTGTTGCAGCAGGTGCTTATGGCGCAAAACAAGGCCACGATACATACGAGGCAAGAACCGAACAGGCTATAGCAGAAGCAGAAGCTAACGCAGCTGCAGCAGAAGCAGAACGTCAGGCAACAGCAGAACGCACAGCCCAGTTGAAAGGTTTGAAAAAACAATTGATCCCAGTTTTGAAAGGCAGTGCAGTTAAAGGCGCAGCAAATGCGGAAAATGTTTCTGGAATTGTTTTAGGTTAAAACAAAAGGATTGGAAATGCTGACCAAACCGCAATTAGACAAAATTGTTAATAGCGCAAACACGTTCAAAACTTCGTGGAACAGTACGTTCTGGACGGTTGGAGCATACACCATACCAAACAGAAACTATATCTGGCGGCAAAAAGGATTACCAGAGGAATTGAAACAGATTCCATTATTTACAACAGCAGGCCGACAGGGCAGCCAGATATTCATCGCACGCGTACAAAATCGCCTTACACCGTTCGAAAAACCATGGGTCAATCTGGCACCAAAGGACAACGTAAATGATGCGTACAAACAAGAATTACGCGACTTCCTGGCATCATTGTCAGACGATGTAAATGAATATAAAGACAAAATCAAACTGGACAAGGTCCTGAACGAATCATACTACGACCTGATACTCGGAACCGCGGTATTGTTAAGACAACAAACAATCACAGGCCTGAAATACATCAACATCCCACTTATTGACGTAAAACTCGGCCTGGAAAACGAACAATCGGTCGTCCGCGACTTCAAAATGTGTCCGGTCACAGCATTCGCAACATACCCGGAACTGAGAAAGAACCGCACAATGATTGGCAAACACATCGTCACAAAAGAAAACGAAATGACAGAATTACCGTTCCAGGACATAATGTACTTCAACGAAAAGACACAGAAATACGAATATTATCTGCGCCAGGACGGCGAAATCATACTGTCACGCATATATAAGAAACCGGTATATAAAATCATGCACTGGGACAAACCAGCAGACATGCCATACGGTGATGGTGTAGGACTGAAAGCATTACCAGCCCTGCAAAGATTAAACGCATACATAAAAGCGAATTTGGAACTGTTGCCGTTCGCATTCCCAATGTTCATAGCCCAGAACAACGCATTGTTTGATAAAAACATCACGTTCAAACCAGGCGGAATAATCAGAACCAACGGCGACCCAAACCAAGTAATACCTGTCCAATTGTCGCAACAGGCAAACAGATTCCAGTTGGAAATCCAGCGCGAGGAAATGGAAATCAAACAAATCATGCTCGATTACACCCTGCCAGCGGATCCAAAAGACATGACAGCGGCAGAAGTATATGCCAGAACAAACCCACAGGACGAAATGATAAACGCGTCCCTGATAAAACTGACAGACGTGATAAAAGATATCGTAACAGATATCGTGGAATACTTGTACCGCACAAAAGCACAGGAATATGGGCTGACAATACCATACGAACAATTCATCGAAATGGTTGATATACAGATTGGTAACGGCAGCGACATCGATACCCAGACAATCAACAAGATATCGCAATACATTGGCTTTGTTGGCCAATTTGACCCACAGGCAATATACCAATCATTGCGCCGCAGCCAGATGCTCGTAACCCTGCAAAAAGCAATGGGATTACCACAAGACATCACGGCAACCAAGGAAGAAATCGACGAAGCACAGGCCCAGGCAGCAGAAGCCGAAGGGCAGGCAGCAGAAGCCGACGTGCAGGCGCAAATGGCCATAGACACCAACAAAGAAAATGCAATTGCACAACGCGAACTGATAAAAAAACAAGGGGTATAAAATGACAACAAAAAAAGACCTTTTGAAACAGTTAATGTTGTTATACTGGGAATACGACACCGAACCACAATTCGCTGGAACCGATGACAACCCAACAGCTGTCGTCACAAATTCACCAGAGGACTTGTTGCTTAAAGTATATGACCAATTAAAAAAACGCGCATTGGCCAGCTATGACTGGCGCAGCGCAACAAAATACGCGACCATAACACCAACAGAACCAGAAGGCGGCACAGGCGACCCAAGATACAAATACAGCGCAACCGTGCCAGCCGACTTCTTAAAGGTGGTCGGATACTGGGCAGACACAAACAGACAGGCACCAGCGCACAACTGCGTAGATACACGCGGAACAACCATGCGTACCAACCTGAAACAATTCGTGCTGGAATATGTCGCAGACGTATCGGAAAAGAACCTGGACCCATGGGTAATTGACTATCTGATGATATTCATCGCAGCAGAGGCCAGCGACATCGGCGGTATATCAAACGACCGAAAGAATTTCCTAATGGCCAAAGCACAAGGCGACTGGATTACATTAACCAACAAAGATTACGACATGGCACATCATGACGAGGTAAGCAGCTCCATCCATCAATTCGAAATATATTAAAAGGTGGCGACATGACACAGTACAAAAAGAAAATCGTAAAACTGTCTAAAGGGCAAATCGCACCGGAACTGATAGAAAGAACCGACCTTGGCATACTGGACACATCCGGACAAACCGTGCATAATTTCCAAAACAGCAAATATGGTCTGTTTTCAACATCCAAAAGCACAAAATACGAATACAACTTCGGCGCAAACAAGAAAATCAAACTCTTACAGGTACAAACACCTGACGGCATCGATACCCTGCTTGTACTAGACGGAACAGCCCAGAAAATGTATCTGGTCCGCAATGGTTCTGTTGTGTCAAATGTTATAGATGTATCTGAATACTTTGACGAAACGACTTATAATCTTGCCGGTGTTGCACAATCCAACGAATACATTATCATTTATTCACGTGGAGAAAACCCATTATTGCAACTGAAAGTAAATGGCACATCCGCACCGTATTCAATATCTATCGGGCTATTTGAGATTGAAGCACAAAGTATTTTGAAAGCGGCAAACATCAAAGAATACACAGAAACACCGGTTGCAACATTGCTTTCTGGTGGTTTGCCAACTGACACATCCGGCATCGCAATCGGGGCAAAATACCTGCCAAATGCACCAACCACACCATCTGCAACATTTCCTTGGACATTAAAAGTATATGGTGGAATTGACGACAGCGACCCAGATAACCCACAACCAATCTGGGCAGACGAAACATATACCGCACGTGCCGGGGACTTGGTGCAATATCAAGCAGATTCAAAAACTTACGCATACAGCGGCACAATGTGGCAAATCGTTCAAAACGATTACACAGCAGATACCGATTATTCAGGAAACATCACACCATCTGCGACCGCAGGACAGATTACAATCACATTGACCGGGTTTTCAATGACCGCACCTGCCGGCATAGACCCATTGACCTATGCAAAGAATAAATTGCTTGGTTTGTGGGTTATTGCAAAAAATTCAACCGGTGTGGCAATCATAAATGATATAACAGGTTCAAGTGTATCAGGACAGACCATCACAATCACAAAAGTGACGGCTGCGACATTGGTGGCATTCGTAAATACAACAACCACATCAGGATTCACAATTCAGTTTTCAAAGCAAAGGGTGTTCGATTCGGATTACCCCGGCACACCAAACAACCCAGAAGGGACATCAAATTACCCATTGACCGCCCTATTCTATCAGCAACGTCTGATAATCGGCGGAACAAAGGGAAACCCAATTCAGATAATATGTTCTGTTCAAGGTTCGTATAATGACTTTAATAACTATGAAAATGTTGGAAATCTGGCATTTCAGTTGGTTATCGGTTCAACGGAAAAAGAAGAAATCCAAAACATCTTGTTAAACCAAGGTGTGCAGATATTCACAGATAAATCAGAATGGTTGATATCCGGGGAAATATTATCACAATCAAGTGGATTCGTGAGAAATTCACAAATCGGTTCTTCTTCGGTACAACCGATTATATCTGCAAACGGCTCGACATTGTTCGTCCCACGTGACGGACTCGGTATAACCGGATTCACATACACATACGAATCAGCATCATACGCAACACCGTCAATATCATTACTAACAAACATATTCGACAGCCCAATCGTAGATATGGTGCTGCGCAAAGGGTATTCAACAACAGACGATACCCTGATATGTTTGTGCCTTGCAAGCGGCCGGTTGATCATCGCAAACTATCTGCAAGACCAACAGATTCAAGCATTTGTTGATAGAAGTGCAGACGATGTTTATTTCAAACAAAGCATTCAGGTTGATAGGGTGTTGTATTTCTTGGTGGAACGCAACGGCACAATGTTGCTGGAAAGCGAAAGCGAATTATACAAAACCGCCTGTGCGATACCAAATCCGACATACAACAGCACCACAGGGACAATAACCGGACTAGCAATATACAACGGCCAGAAAATCAACATCTATGACGGCGATGGCATATTTGTCGAATCCGGAACCGTATCTGGTGGAACATATAACTTGAATCAAACGACATTTCCTGCTACAATATCAGAGGTGGGTTATAACATCCATTCTGTTTTTGAATCAAACCCAATAAACGTGGGTATTGAAACAAAGGAACTGTACAAAACAATATTCAAAATTGGACTTGCAGTGACAGATAGAAGCAAAACGGAATACGTAACCATAAATGGAAAGTTTGGAAGAAGGAAGGGCAATTTAATTACTTTTATCAGAACGAACCGCCCAGGACGTGACGTAAGGTTTGTGATTGAAAACGACATTTACCCCATTGACATTATGTCGGTGGAAATTGACTATGAGGCGTAAAAATGGCATTATCATTATTTAGCACTGGCACATCTGGAAAGGGCTACCCACAATACACCCCGATTGAACCGGACACTTGGAAGATTGAAGAAACCGATACATCATTTGACATCGTGAAAACCTTGAATCCGAATATGTCCTATATTGACCCTGTGTCAATGGAAGGTATATCTGCAACCGGTGGTGGTTATTCAAAGGCAACCCCAACACAAACAATAATGTCAATCCCAAAGAAACCTGCAATGTCTGTTGTCAGCACAGCAGGTGCAGAAAGTGTTGTTGCCCAACCACAAGTGGAAGTGCCAAACGCATTTACGACACCTGCAACACCACAAGCGGTTCGTGATTCACAGGTAAAAACCAACGAAGAAACAACGAGATATTTACACAGGGCACAGTTCGCAACCGGTGTTAAAGCCGCATCCGAAATCGCACAAGGCATCATTACCCTTGCAAATGCAAATGCCGGTGTGGATGCAGTGGAACGCACAGCAAAGATGCGTGAAATAAATCTGGAACAAAGCGAAGCCCTGTTATATGAAAATATGCGTGATACGATTGCACAGTTAGATATGATTTCCGCAGCAAAGAACGTTGATTTATCTTCAAGTGCGATTGTTGGTCAAAAAGAACGTGGTTTATCTGATATGGGCAAAGATGTCCGTTCAAAACAGTTGGCGGTAAAATTTCAGAACGCAGTTGATAAATACAACGCAATAGAACAGAAAAAAGCGGCACAGACACAAGGCAATTTACAAATTGCACAGGGTATGCTGACCGCAGCAAGTTTATTCATATAGGGGTAAAAAATGGCAGAAAAAATATACAATCGCAATCCTGCACCAATGCCGGAAGGAACTTTTGTTAAAACGAAATTTGCAACACTGGGGACACTTGCCAAGGTTGCCGGTTCTGTTGCCGATACAGTTGCACAGCAAAATTATGCAGTTGGAATCAAACTGGAATCACAACGTCTGATTCGTGAAGCATATAAAAACAATCCGACCAGTATTGAAGGGTTTAATCGTGATGTTGAAAAAGGTCTGGAAAAAATGGCACAAAACCAAGGTTTATTGCCGGGTGTTGTGAATAAAGTCCGTGAAAACATCGCATTAAATTCAAATAATACAATTCTGACCATTGAAAAGAACATCAAAGCCAAACAGAACGAAACGGCAAAATTACTGGCACAAAACAATTTGGATGCTTGGAACGCACAGATGCAACAGGCATATACGAATATGTATGCTGCACAAGCCAATAATGACGAAGACGGCATCAAACGTTCTGCGGAAGTTATTACCCAGTTGAAACGTCAAGCGGCAGGTGCATCACAAATGATAACCAACAACGGTTATGTGTATAGTGCATCAGACCGCAAGAAACTTGCCAATGGCGAATATGATTCAATGACGATATTCAAGGAAACAATCAACGGTATGTCCCCTGAATACCTGAAAAACTTTTATGCGAATACATTTGCCAATGAAAAGAAATGGCGAGAAGAAACCGGTATTACCCTGAAAGATTATGAAGACCAACGCAAATACATTGAAAGCCGTCAAAAATTACTGAAAGAAATGGCGGACAATGATATTAAAAACAATGTGGAATTTGCACAGGCGACAGCAATCGCAAATGGCGACTTGGAATCTGTGGATGCTTTGCGTGATACTGGGTATGTCAATGACGACCTGTATGATGCAATGAAAAAAGCATTTAAGACCAAAAATACCACTGTATCAAAGGTGGAAAGTGCGACCAAGTTATCGCATATGCTGACCGCCCTTGAACCTTTAATCAGCAATACGGACGATTCGGAACAAGGTAAAGCAGCAAGATTTACCGCTGCAACCGAAATCCTTAAAGGGTATTCTACATTTGCACGTGAAAACGAATTGACAGACGAAGACCAACAGGACTTTATGACAATGTTATCAAAGACCTTAGTTGATAAAAACTTTTCTGATGCCTTGCAACCTGCATTTGCCGGAACAGCAATCAACGAAGCATTAAATGTTATGACCGCTGTCAATGACAGAACATCGCCTTTCAATAACCCTGCATTTCAGAAAATCGCAGGGCAAAACACAATGATAGACCCTAAAACAAGCCGTATGGCGGCATTTGGTATGTCTAGTTTGTCATTAGCGGTGGCACGCGCCAACGAAAACGCGAGAAGTTATGCAGTTGAGGTTATGCAGGCAGCAATCACAGCGGCGGCAGTTGGCGATTATGACCAAGCCCAAAGTATATTGGAAGCCGGCAACAAACAGATTATCAAGATTCAAGCATCGCCGTATGGTGTGACAGAATCTGATTGGAATCGTCTTGAAAGATTGTATAATGAAGGCAAACCTGCACCGTATGAATATATGGGAAAGGTTTATTATTTCAAAGGATTTACAAACAAGAACGCAATTTTCACAACAAAGGTGGATTAAATGGAAAAAGAATACACATTGGAAGACATCGCCAACGAAAACACAACACAGTTTGGCAGCAGAGAACTTGACAACGGCAATCCGTATTCGTGGGCGAAAGCAAAACCAATGGAATTTACCCAAGATGTTGAAGAAATGGGTAAAAACTATACCATCACGATTGACCAAGTGAAAAATTATCTTGCACCACGTGAAGCCGGAACAATGGAAAACATCGGTTCGGGTTTAGTTCAAGTTGGTTCTCAACTTCTTGAAGCAAGTGCCGGAATTGACTTGTTTTTTAAGAAAAACAGTTTTCCGGATTTGAACGACAAGGAAGCCCAAGATTTAATTGCATTGGCAACACACAATCTGGAATCCATCAAAGCGAATCGTGCAGAGATGTTGAATCGTGAAGGAATCGGTGGATTTGCGTTTCAGGCATCCAATGTTATCGGTCAGGCGGCATTATCTGCTGCAATCGGTGTTGCAACCGGTGGTGCTGCTGTGCCTATTGCCTTGGGTGGTGTTCAAGAGTTTGGACGCAAAACAGGCGATTATGCAATCAAATATGCACAGGAAACAGGCGATTATTCATTAAAAGACCAATCAGCGAAGGACGATTTGATTGCCCTTGCTTATGCCGGTGTATCTGCTGCGATTGAAGCCGGTATGGGTGCTGAACGTGTATTAAATGGTTTGATTGCCAAGGGTTCATTAAAACAAGCCGGAAAAGCCGCATTGGGCGAAGCCGCAGAAGAATTTTTACAAGAATATGCAGAATATGCCGCTGATTCTGTTGCCGGTTATAATGAACGTGGGGAATTGGAAGTATTTAAGGATGCTTTGACCGGTGCTGTCTATGGTGCATTGGGCGGTGGTGTTATGGGATTCGGTATGTATTATGCAAACAAAGGCAAATTGACCGAATTATTTACCAGACAAGGATTTGACCCTGCCACAGCAAAAAGTATGGCAGTTGAAGCGATTGACGATGCAAAGAAAACAACCATCGCAGAACTGATTACACGTGACCAGTTGGAAAAACACTATGGGCAGAAATACGAAGATTTGAAAGTCAAGATTGACACCGTGATAAACAATGTTCAAGGTTTATCATTTTTGACACCGGAACAACGCACAAACTATGTTGAAACCGTTGCATCTGATTTATCACGTCAGGTTATGATTCAGGCGGCAATGTTCAAGACCGATACAGATTCAATCTTGAACCTGTCGGACATTGAAGCGATTGGTAATCAGTTGGTATTGAATACACCTGATATGCACGACCAAGTTGTATTACGTCAAAGAATCGCAGACAAGAAAGCCCAATTAAAAGAATTGCGTTCTATCAAGACACAAAAAAAAGCCCAGAAGTTAGGTGTGGAAGGCGAAACCGAACAAGAATCCCGGTTGAATCTGCAAATCAAAGCATTACAGAACCAAATAAAACGTCTGGACGAAGAAGATTTGATAGAAAACAAGATTGTCAGCAGACAAAATGGTGGTGTTGATGTTGTTGGTCAGGCAATAGATGCCGGCAAGAATTTCATTGCATCCGCAGAAGCACCAACACAACAAGGTTTGGAAGGTTGGTTATCTGACACACCAAGAACATACCGCAAATGGTTTGCAAGAAATACAATCCCAGAATCTGTCCGGGCGAATCTGTTATCAAACGCAACCCAGATAAAAGACGTTGCAAAGATACACCCAGACATCAAAACAGATATTCAAAACGCATTAAAACGCATCGCAAACGGTCTGACAATGGACAACTTTGCAGAAATGATGGCAGCACCCACCAGAGATGCAAATCCGTTTCAATCGGCATCTTTTGCGTATTTACTGTTATCTGACCCGGATGTATCATTATCTGCGATAGCAAGTTATACAGAAAGATTGCAGACACAACAATCATACAAAGACGGTGCGATGCAAACCCCAGACGACATTATGTCACAGGTTATCAAAGAAAACACCCCTGACAAATGGAATACTGACGGCACAACCGAAGATAAAAACCTGTTGATGCTTTACAATCAAAAAACGATGCAAAGCAAAGCAAGCACGATTGCTGCAATTCGTGGTGGCGATGTGAATTATATCACAGATATATTGCAACAAAACGGCATCAAAACACGTGATATGAGTGGCACACAGATAAAAGACATTGCACGTCTGAACTGGCAATGGTTCATTGGCAAGGATGTTGGTGTATCAGCAGGCAGAAACGCACAACGCATAGCATTGAGTGCCATAGAACAAAATGTTGTCAGTGGCGATATGGTCTTGTTGCGTAATGGTTATACCCAAGCACAAATAGATGCGATGGACGATGCAACTTGGGACAGATTGGTTCGTGCTGCATACAGAAGCGAAAACCCAGAAACCGCATCACAGGAAGACCAGATAGATTTTGATGCAATACCGGACGATATTTTGAATCAAACCGACCTTGCAGCAGAAAATGCACGTCTTGATGCAGAAAACCCAGTTTATGAAGGGGAAACAATCAACATAGACGGAAAAGAACGCACAGTTTATAATTCAAACGGCGAACGCATCGCACAATCAGAACCTGCCCTGCGTAATTTCTATAAATGGTTTGGCGATTCAAAAGTTGTTGACGAACAAGGCAGACCATTAGTTGTATATCATGGAACAACCGCAGATTTTGATACGTTTGCGGAAAATAGTTTTTTTACTAATGATTATTTTAATGCTGATGGATATGCTAGTGGGGAAAAAGTTTTTGAAGTTTATTTGAAATTATCGAAACCTTTGGTTGTTGATGCAAAAGGTAAAAAATGGAATCAGTTAGATACTAAATATGGCACTACAACTCGTGAAATTATAGGTAAGGTTTCTAATAAAGATTTTGACGGGGTTATTTTTGAAAATATAAATGACGATTGGACAGATGATGAAGAAAGCGAAAATTATACAACTGATTATATACCTTTCAAGTCAAACCAAATCAAATCAGTAGATAACCGTGGCACATTTGATATTGCAAATCCAAACATTTATTACCAAGGTGCAGGCAAACATCTTGCCGGGTTTGACCCAGAAACAAAAGCAATCATTTTGTCCAAGAGTATGAACACCGGTTCATTACCGCACGAAATGGCTCATTTTTGGTTGCAGGAAATGTTTAACCGGATGCAGACAGAAGATGTCCCAGAATCCGCACGCACATCGTGGAACGAATTATCACGTGTTTTAGGCATAACACCAGACCAAAGAACATTGACACAAGACCAACAGGAAAAGTTTGCGAATCTGACCGAAGCATACATATTCAACAAGACCGCATTACCTGCCGGCACAGAACCAGTTATCAAAGATTATATGGAATATGTCCCAGAAAGATATAATTCATTTCTTGATATGGGTTGGGTTGATGGAAATGGTGTTGTGCAGAACCCAATCTTGAACGAAGATTCAAAACATTGGTTTGATGCGTATTATTCAGGTATGGGTCTGTTTGGCGATTCGCCAACAATGACAAAGTTCGCAGTATCAAACGAACCTGCCAAAGAAGATGTCCGCACAGAACGTCAAGAAATCTTGGACGATGCACACAAAGAAGTTTTGAAGACACGTCAGGATGCAGAAAAAGCGATTGACGAAAATGTCCCTGTTGAAACAAAACAAAAGATTGTTGATAAAATCCAAGATTATGATGCAGCCGCCAAGGATTTTCTTGCACCTGCTGAAAATTCAGACGACATCAACGATAAAAAACGCAGTGTATGGCAAAAGACCCTTGACATATTGCACGCAGGACGTGGAACTGACACACGTGAAGAAACAATGGCAAAGGTCAATGATTGGGTAAAAAAGCATTGGGACGAAGCACTTGCAATCGCAAAATTGAATCCGAATTACTATGATAACCCAACAGAAATACCGACATCATTGTTGATTCGTGCTGTATCTGAACAGAATACCGACCCGGCAATCAAAGATTTATTACGTGCGAATTTTGCGATGGCAAAGTCCCTTGAAATGAAAACGGGCGGATTGAACAACGATACGCACGATTCAATGTTCTTGATTGGTTTGGGTAAGATACAAAATAACTTGAATCAGGCATACGCATTAAAGCGATTCGGTGCAACCAAGAACGCAACCGCACGTGTTGATTCTGAAATTGCGAAATTCTGTGAAAGATATGCAAGCGATGTTATGTCCGGACGTAAATCGTGGCAGGATGTAATGGCATTGGCTGCGACAGAGTTCGGCAAGGTTGATGGTATAGATTCACAGGTATTATCACAGACCCAATTACCAAAGAACGCAAGCAGACAGGATTTTATCAAATATATGAAGCATTTGATTAAAGTTCAAGCCGGTGCGGAAATGTCCGGGGAACAGATTGCAAAGTTCAATGAAGTTGCAACCGCAGCCCAGATTGCAAGCACCGACCTTGATTCAGAATCCGAATCGGTATATCTTGCAGCATCGGCAGCATTACGCAGATACCACGACTTTGTTGCGGAATCCATAGTTGCTGATAACTGGTTTGATAAAGTTGCCGGGCAGTATTTCAACCGTGCGATGTTATCTGGTCTGACAACACAAACAAAGAACTTGGTTGGCAATAAGTTTGAAAACTGGATTGTCCGTGCTGCAATCGCAACCAAATATGGAAAATCACAGGTATCAACCGAAACAATTACCAAGGAAAGAAACCGTCTGACCAAGATATATGAATCAAGTTTGCTTTCAATACCACAGATGGAAAACCTGTCTGACCCGACACTTGTTCACGGCGAAGGTTATGGTTTGTCTGATAATTCGGTAAATATCGCAGGCATAAGATTGCAAACACTGGGCAAAACATCCATCCCTGACCCACTTGCGATGCTTGGACGTTCTGATTTCTATTTCAGACGTGAAGTATATTTGGCATCGTTGGCGGCACGTGCGACACAATATGCCACAGAAAACAATCTTGACCCAGATGTCGTATTCAAAGAATTTAAGAAATTATCAACAACAAACGAAACCGCAGGCGATGCACGAAAAGAAGCGATTTTGTTGGGTCATACAGCGGTATTTACACAAAATGGTTCATTGGCACAGGCATTAAACAAAGTTCGCCGTGTGTTGAACGAAATGATACCACTGGGCAGAAGATATGGTCTTGGAAACCTGATTGCACCATTTACCAAAACACCATCAAACATCGTGGAAATGGGTGCAAGGGCAATCGTAAGTCCATTTACAAGCATTTATGAATATGCGACAACAAAAGACGTGTCGCTGCAACATCGTGTTGATTTGGGCAATCTTGCCGGTGCATTGTTGTTATTCGCAGTGACCGCTGCATTATCAGGCGATTATGAACCACCATATAAGGTTGGCGAAAAATACGATGCCAAACGTCACTATGATTCATTGCGAATCGGTGGTGTGTGGATTAAACTTGATTCATTTGGTGCTATGGAAACCTCATTGAGATTATTACTTGGGGCAATCAGTTCAGCAAAAGGTGCTTGGCCACGTGTTGTTGCAGGAACATTTGCACAAATCCCAGTTGATATAAGCAAATTGGAATATGCACTGACGAAACCTGCAAAGGGTGGCACATCGTTTCTTGAAGGCGAATTGGGTAAATTTATACCGACAATCGCATCTGATGCAGCAAAGGCACTTGGGCATCAAAGCGGAATCGTGTTAGATTCGCCTTACCTGATGGGGAATAAAACGATTCGGAAACTTGGTCTGGATGGTGCAGAACCATCGGTCAATGATTGGATTCGTGCGGTAGGACTTGGAATAATACAGATTGACAACAAGCAATAAAAGAAATATAATATAATTGTTTTCAAGTCAATATCTCTCTCCATTGACATTGACAATGTTGAACACAACCGCCCTATTTTGACTCCATTAAACCTTCAAATCCGGGCGGTTTTTTATTGCCATAAATTTTTTTTCATTTTATACTTGACATTGTAAATATAATGTATTATATTATGCGTAGGTTTAACAAAAGGAGTCAAAACTATGACAGCAAAAGAAGCATTTGAATTATTAAATAGCACGATGCAGAACGAAGCAGAAGATTATGTCTTTGATAACATAATCAAACCTGCTGTTATTGCACGTCTGGACAAAGAATTTGACGATTACGATTGGGAAAACGATTATTGTGACGAAGACCATCCACATTTGCCCGAATATCGTGACGAATCTGTTGATGTATTCGTTCTGCACTGTATGGAAGACCAATACACAATGGTAAAAAAACCAATATACACCAAAGATGCCAACGGCGACCTGAAACGCATCGGCACTAAATCACATCCTGTCCGCACAGACAAGGAAAAAACAGACATCGCATACGAACTGTTGTGCTGCTTGGATTTGGACAGCGATGTATATGAAGGATTTGAATTGCGTGTGTATGCTTTAATTGAACAGTGGTTATCTGACAATTATAAGATATATGGAAAATAACATAATTCGGAAAAACAAAGTAAAATCAACAAACAATTCTGGCAAGTTAGAGTGAAATTTTAACTTGTCAGAACAACCAGAAAGGAGAAAAAAAATGTTTGGTAAAATATGTGAATTTATATTCGGAATCATAATCGCATCACTGGGTTTAGCAGGATGGATTATACTTGTTCAAAATAATGCACAAGGCGATTTGGCATTTGTCGTGTGTATGTTTTGTATATTTATGTTCATTGGTGGGCTTGTCTTGTTGGCGGATGCCTGCGGACTTATTGAAGATTAAAAGGACGTAAAATGAATAACTTATCAACAGATGTTAAAGCATTACATCAAGATACATTGGAATCAAAAAGCCCATTTACCGACCTGATTGTGCCGGTTGAAGCAGTATGGGATGGAAAGTTATGCACCAAGAAAGCAATAATGGCAAGAAACCTATACTTAAAAATGGGGCTAGATTCAAGGCATTACAGCCGTTGGGCAAGGGAACAAATCTTGACAAACGACTTTTTGAAAGAAAACGCAGATTTCTGCCTAGTCGCCCCTAGGGGCGAACCAGATTTCTGCGGTTCTCAACTTGACAAAAAAATGCAGAAAAAGACACCCGATATTGCATTACGTGTCAGCACTGCAAAATTCTTATTGACCCGATTGAATAACTGCAAACTTGCCAAGGCCTGTTGGGATTATTTAGACCACGAAATTCAGGCGGCATACGAATTGCAGAAACAACATCAGATACGCAATATAGACATCACACAAGACCCAGTGTTTATTCGTGCGATTGCTGCCGCCACAGAAGCAGTAAGACAAGAATATCAGAAAGCCCTTGATGCTGCAAATAATCGTGCCACGGAACACCACAAGCGATTACTGATAGCAACAGACGATGCACGTGGTCGCAAAAAAGCAAAAGACCTTCGTGCCGATATTGTGAATCTTGTCCGTTCAATCGCAAGATTACGTCAAGACCAGACCGCCGACAGTTATGAAAGAATATACAATGAAGCATATTCACAACTGATGCGGCAATCGTTTTACCCTTGGAAATCTGATTTCTGGGCAAGCAAAAATAAACTGGACTTTTTACAGGAACAAGGCAAGGACAAGTTAGAAAGATTGAAAATCATACTTGAATCTTGGATTTAATTGCCGATGTTGATAAATCACTTTAATTCAACCCCTATATTATATGAATAATATAATAAAAAAATAGGAAAGAATAAAAAGAAAATATAAAAAGAAAAAACAGAAAGGAACAAAAATGAAAGGAACATTTTTGATTTACAAAGGCACACGATACATCACGACCATTGAAAACCCCAGTAAAGCATTATTGCTGAAACTGAAATATAAACACAAAGCGAACATCATACCGCAAATATAAAAGGAACTGAAATGAAAATACAAAATATGACCAAGGCACAACTGATAGATTTGATTGCAAAAGTCAGAGATTTATTACCTGACGAACCTGAAACGGCTATCAAAATGATAGATTCTAATTTCAAAGAAACAGAAATCACAGCCCAAAACGACTTTGATTTATTCTATAAAGCATACCCATTGAAAGTAAATAAAAAGGGTGCATTAAATGCGTGGAATAATGCCGTCCTGCGTGGCGAAAACCCGATGCAAATGATTGCCGGGGCGACATTTATGAAACAAGGTGCAGATATGTTGAAATCCGGGAAAATACGATTTTTTCCTATACCACATCCGGCAACATACTTGAATCAAAACCGATTCGCACCGGAAACAATAGAAACAATGCGGAAACAATATCTTGGCGGTTCAACACCAAACATTGCAAGCATTATGAATATAAATGTATCACTTGACGACATAGGGTTTTAGAAATGGATTATGAAATAGACAGAAGCGAATCCCAAGACACACAAACGGTAAAATGCCCACGGTGGTTCTTGGATGCAATGCGTGCATTTGTGATTCGCAATTCAATTAAAATCACACAACCGGATTTTATTGCATACCTGACATTGACTTGGGGTGCACACAAAGATTGGTTGCGGCAAGAAAACATCGGTGCTGTGTTATCACGAATTGTGGCAGAAAACAAGATTTTCACACTGCCAACCGATTCGCATTGGTTATCTGTAAAACCAAAAGACAAGACACCTGATACCGATTTGCTTGCTGCAATATCTTCGTGGTTGGACATCCAAATCAACCAGAACGGCATCGGAATCAAACCGGAACTGACAGAAAGAGAACAAGCAGGGTTGCGAATCTGTGGTGGTTGGCAGGGATTACTGGACTATGCCCGGTCTTATTCTATACCATCAGCGATTCGTTTTTTCAAAGAACAGTTGGCAAATGCGGACGATTGGGGTTTTCAGAAAACAATCGCACTGCCGGCAAACAATGAAAAAGCCCAGAAAATCGCAGACCTGACAAAACTTATAGGACAAAAACTATGAATTACAAAGCAATACCAGTTGATGTTCTGTATAAATACCTGCGAGAACGTGACCAACGCAGGCAGCAAAGAAAAATGATTGACCCAAAGCAAATCACTTTGGACGAGTGTATCGCACGAAAAGAAAAGGAATTACTATGCAACAAAAAAGAACAATGTCCATTGAAGAAATAGTGGAAGAATTGAACGCAGGCAAAACGGTTATCAGTGTTGCCAAAGAAAACAACATCACACGTTGCCGGGTGTATCAGTTATTACAGAAAGCCGGGTATAAAAATATCTGGGTAAAAAAATGAATAAAATCATAAAAAAGTATTTGACATTTATTTCAAAATACATTATGATTTATAACATAACAGGAGTCAAAATGAAAGTTCGTTTATGGAATAGCACATTGAAAGCGGATGTGAGCAAGGGTTTGAAAAGAAAAACCCCACTTCGCCAGATGTCTAAAAAAATGAAATCACGAACATTTAATTGGCGCAAGACAGCAAAAGAAATCTGCACTGTGGATGGTGTTTTATATTGTCCTTTATGTTGCAAACCTATCACAGGTAATTATGTTGCACATCATTACAAAGAACGTCGTGGGCAGGCACATAATATAGACAACGATAAATATGTTGTAGCCCTACATCCTTGGTGTCACAATAATATAGACCATTATAGCGACGATTTTTATATTGCAAGAACTAAAATTGAAACGATATTAAAAAAATGGAGAAAATTATGAGCAAAGCATTGCTGGTTAAAAATTTTCCTAATTATTATGTGACAGACGATGGAAACATATATTCTAGAACAGACAAAATATTTGGAAGAATCAAAAAATTAAAATTACACCAAACACCAAAGGGATATATGCAGACGTATATGTATAACAATATAAAAAGATATACAAAGCACGTTCATCGTCTAGTAGCGGAAGCATTTATACCGAACCCAGAAAATAAACCCCAAGTAAATCACAAAAACGGCATTAAAACCGATAATAGAGTTCAAAATTTGGAGTGGGTTAATAATCAAGAAAATGTTTTACATTCGTTTAATGTTTTACACAGAAAACCTACTCGTGCTTGGCTGGGAAAACGTGGAAAAAATAGTGCATATTATAAAATTGTTCAACAAATAAAAGATAACAAAGTTATTGCCGAATTTTATGGAACGCAAGAAGCATCTAGAAAAACCGGCATTCAACCTGCTTCAATAATAAAGTGTGCTAATAAAAAACAGAAAACAGCAGGTGGTTATCAGTGGGTTTATAAATACTAATAAAAATGGAGAAACAAAATGAAACTAACAGAAGTAAAACAACACTTTATCGGTTTGTCCGATGCAGAATATAGCAATATGTTGAACGATTATGCTGCTGCAACATCGTATTTTGACCGCAGAAACATCATTGAATCTGTGCCACTTGAAACTAATCCGGAGTGGTTGGCAGCAAGACGTGGTCACATCACAGCAAGCAATGCCAAGGCATATTTGACCAATGGTCGCACAAAAGATGCCGGTATGGGCGAAACATCCAAATCAGTTGTTAAAAAATATGTTGCTGAATTGTATGGTTGGGAAGAACCGGAAGCAAGTTGGAACGAAAAAGCAAATATCAAACGTGGTTTGTTGTTTGAAAAACGTGCCAGAGAATTATTTAAGAAAGAAACCGGTATTGAAATCAACACAGACATCGGTTTTATCAGTGAAACCATTGACGGCATCAACTTTGGTTATTCGCCAGATGGTTATACTGAAAAAGACGGCAAGATAGATTGCTTGTTTGAAATAAAATCATACGAATTACAAGGGTTTATGAACGCAATGGACGAATTTGCGAAACCTGAAATGTATTACCAAATGCAGATGGCAATGTTGATTGCAGATTGCCCAAGATGTTATGCAATTTGGTATTGTCCTGAACTTGATAAGGTTGCATATATCAAATATACACGTGGGATGCAACCACTGGCGGATTTGCAAAAACGCAACGTTGAAGCACTGGAATATATCGGTAAATTAAAACAATTATTTGATTATACCGATTTGACAGACAAGGTGTTGCAGCAATAACAACCCAGAAAGGAAAGGAAGGGAAATGAAAGTAAGAACCGCAGGTGTGTTTTATAGACCCATAGACACACCGGCAGGCAAAAAAGGTTGGTATGTGGAAATCTTTTTTTCTTACCCTTGGTATGTTCGTGACGAAAACAAAAAAGACATTTCAAAACGATTTGATACCAAGCCAGAAGCGGACGAATTTTATGCAGATAAAATGAATCGTCTTGAAAAGAACCACATATTTTAATTTATGGGCGCAGAACTTTCCTTCCAAAATTATAAAATTCTCCTTCTGCGCCCACCAAGATTAAAGGATACAACATGTCAGAGCAATTAGAATTTTACCAGAGTTACAACGACATTGACATTTGGATGTCGCTGAACACCAAGACGGGTATAACAACATACTCGTTCTGGTGGAAGGGCGTGACCTACGAACGCACAAATCCATACCAGATAATAAATCTGGCAAAGAAATTGGAGAAACAGCGATGATAAAGTTAAAAATAGATGATACACCAGAAGATGCTTATTTTAATTCCTTAAAAGAACTTGCAGAATTTCTTGGTGTAAATAGGTCAACATTAGATACCGCAAAACATAGATATTCAGATAGACTAAATCACTTTTGGATTAATGGATATCCAATCACTATTATAGAACCTTGCATGCAAACAAAAAGGGCAAAATATTTGAGAGAATACCATAAAAAGAAAAAGGACAACAAATGAAAACAATACTGATATTGACAATGCTGTGTGCCTGCCAGCCAATAGACGGGTATCAGGATTACTATATCTGGGAACAAATAGGGGGTTAAAATGACAATGAAAATACAAAAATTAGACCCACAAGATGTATATAGTAAAATCGATGTTATATCTATATCTGCAATGGCAGGTAAGATTGATGAACTTGTAGATGTTATCAATGAATTGCAAACGAAAGTAAACAAATTGGCACCAACCATTGACTTTGCCCAACCAAAAGTAAAGGAAAATGTGCGACCAGATTATGTGGCGACAACATATATGACAGATGGTCATACAAAAGAGTATTATGGGCAAAACGGGGCAACGGTTGTGACAGACAACCCTATACCAGCAGGGTATCTAATAACAATCAGAGAACCAGAAACCAAAGGTGGCGACAATGAGTGATATGAAATGTCCGTTCTGTAATAAAAAACTAGAACCGATTGGCACGAGTGGGCAATTCCAATGTGGAACTTGGGGTTGTGATGCAAGTTTTAACTTTATAGCGACCAGAGATGTTTGGGAATATATTGCACGCACACGCAAGGCATTGGATGTCGCTGTGGATTTGTTAAAAATTATGAACGATGGTTTGCCAAACGGAAATAGGTGGAAATGGGAAATTGAAAAAGCCCTAGACAAAATAACAGCACTAGAACAAAAGGATGTGAAATGAGTGATATAAAATGTCCATTCTGTCAGCAGGAATTAGAACAAGTTTCTATTCACGACATTCAATGTTTGGCTTGCCCCAAGTTGGAGTGCAATGGTTATTTTATGACTGCAACGAAAGATATGTGGCAAGAACTTATGCGCACACGCAAGGCATTGGGGATTGCTGTTGATGCGTTGAAAAGTATAGATTGGTGCGCGCAAGATTATGCCAATGCACAAGGGGCATTAGACGAAATAACAGCACTAGAACAAAAGGATGTGAAATGAAATTGTGGTGCTGTGGTTGTAATGATTATGTGGAAGCGGAATTGTGCGGCGGCAATATCATATACCCACACCGTCCAGACCTGTATAAATTAAAGTTTTATCGGTGTCCGCATTGTAAAAACTATGTTGGCACGCATAAAAAATGGGGTATGGGAACGGACGGCAGAAAACATAATATTCGTGCGTTTGGTTGTATTCCAACCCCCGAACTTAAAAACGCACGACACAAGATACACGAAATCCTTGACCCGTTGTGGCAGGGCGACAAACCGTCAGGAACACGCAAAAAAATCTACAAGCGATTGTCTGATGCGTTGGGTTATGAATACCACACAGGCAACACAAGAACAATAGAAGAGTGCCGAACCGTATATCGTTTGGTAAAAGCAATGTATAACAATTAAAACAGAACAAAAGGATTAAAAATGTCAACAAGAGCAAATATAGTTTTACAAGAAAAAGGAAGCACACTTTGGTTATACCATCATTGCGACGGCTATCCATCTTATCTTGGTTGGAAACTTATGCAGATAATGGAAAAACATAAAAAAGATTATTCCGATATTTTTGATATTGCAAATGAAATGTTCAAAGACAAAGAAGACGATGGTTTTGAAATAACCAAAGGACAACACGGCGATATAGAATATTTATATTTAATAGATATTCAAGATAAAAAAATCTCTTGTTTAAGACCGGACGAATCATTGTTAAAAAGTGTAAAATATGATTCAGACACAGATATACAAGAGTGGTATAAATTCTGTAAATAACAACACTTTTTGTGTATAACAGATTACATTTTATTATACACAAACCATTTAGATTATAACAAAATATAAACAAAAGGACACAAAATGAATAATGATTACCCAGCACAAGCCCACCAAAGAATCTTTGATGCAGATGCTTTGTATGTTTCTATTCATATTTTAGAAATCCAAGGTCTTATTACCAGAGAAACCGCAAGTTATATGTCAAGCAGGGTCACCGAACTTGAAAACAGAATCAACGATTTGATAGATTCCGTAAATGAAATGGACAAGACAATAGCAATGTTGAACGAACAGCAAAGACAAAAAGACAAAAAATACCCAAGAAGCGAAATCGCAAAAGAAGAACGTCCAGAACCAGAACACCCAATGTGCAAGGAAGATTAAAAATGAAAACGTATAAACAATTCAAAGATTTTATATTCCAAAATAAATACTGTGCTGTTTGTTGGTCTGCGATTCGTCAGGATGCAATCAACGCAGGTTTTAATAGACATTTGTTTGATTTTTATAAATTCTTGATGCAATTCCGTTTGCAATTCAATTATAAAAAATCAACATTGAAAAACATAATTAAAAAAATCTTGAAATTCATATTTTACGCATTTGCATACTTCGGTCTTGCGTTGTTTGGACTTGATATATATTACTTGGTTAAATCCGCAACGGCACGCAACGAAACCGAAACATTGGCATTGGTGGTTGATACCTGTCGCAAAGCCCCCAAATTATGCGAATATGCGGTTATCACAGGCAATTTGAAACTAACAGAAAAACAAAAGGACTAAAAATGGCAAGCATAAACCGTGCAACGATTCTTGGAAACATAGGCAAAGACCCTGAAATTCGTGCATTAAACAACGGCAAACCTGTTGCGACATTTTCTGTTGCGACAAGTGAAAAATGGAAGGACAAGACCACCGGCGAAACAAAAGAATTGACCGAGTGGCATCGTGTCGTGGTATTCAGCGAACCCCTGATAGATGTGATTAAAAACATCGTTCAGAAAGGCACACGTGTCTATATTGAAGGTAAATTACACACTAGAAAATGGACAAACGAAAAAGGCATTGACCAATACACAACTGAAATAATCCTGCAAGGTTATGATTCCAAACTGATTATTTGCAGTGGTGCAGCGAAAACCACACCGCCGGCAGTGGAAGAAAACCCATACGACAACGGTGGTGCGACAATAGACGAAGCATTTGAAACCGCCAATCAAATTATGGATGGTGGGGACGAAATTCCGTTTTAACAAAAAGGTAAAAATAAATGATTACACATAAACAATTTTGGCAGGCGATAGATAAAATGGCATCCGAAGCGAAAATGTCACGAAGCAAGATGGCAATCAAAACCGGCTTGGATGCAACCGCCTTGAACAAAGGAAATGAAATCAACCGCACAACCGGCAAAGAACACTGGTTGTCTTTTCAGACAGTGAATAAATTGTGTGAAACTTGCGGCATAACATTGAAACATTTTGTTGAACTGACCGGGGAATAAAAATGAAAACACTGAACAATTACGGTTTTGTATCTGGTGGTAAATACTTGATAAACAAATAAGAATATGATAAAATAACTAGAAATGGCAGAACAAGAATATACTTTTGTTGATAAAGCAGGAAATTTATTCTTCGCACCGGAAGATATGCCGAAATGGTGGCGGTCTGGGGAGTATGTTAAATACCAAAAAAACAAGAAAAACCCAAACCCAAACCTGATATTCTGGCATCGTGATTCGTGGTCGCAAGGATGCGTGAAGATTCCGGACGGTCTGTTGGTATCTTTTCCTAAACAATTACCGGCAGGCAGATATGATGTTTTGAAACAATCGGAAGAGTGCATATTTGTTATCAAAATTGCTGACGAATTTGAACGCACAGCGAAAGCAACCAAACCAGACGAACAACCACAAGGGAAAACCAAGAAAGGCGACACAGGGGCAAAAGATTGGGAAAATGCACCTGACCTGTCAGATGTTAAAAATCTGAATCGTCAAGATTATGCTTGGGCATTTATGCAAGGTGTCAATGATTTTATTCACGGCAAAGTGTCTTTGTGGAAATGGCAAACGATTCGTGGGGACTTGCTGACAATCGTCAAAGAGTGGGATTTATTCAAACCACCACGGCAATCACAGATAACCGAAGATGTTGATACGATTGAAAAACTGAAAGAAATCGCAACAAATCCGAATACAACCGATGCCGCCAAGATTGCCGCAATCAAAGAATTGGCACGAAAAGAACCAAAGACAAACAAAGAACGGCATATTGAAGACATTATCGTTGATACTGACCCTGCATCCGAACCGGAAGAAGAAATAGAAGTTGAAATCAAATAACAAAAAAGAAAGGAGAAAAAGAAATGGGAACTATATTTTTATGTTTGGTCACAGCATTTTTTGTATGGGCTTGGACTTGGCTTAAACTTGAACGCAATCGCTATAAAAAGATGTCCACAGAGAGATTAAAAAAGATTGTGGCAAATTATACCAACAGCAATAAATGGGATTCTGATGCCCAAATAAAAGCGGATTTTGCACGTGCAGAATTACAACGCAGAAAGGCAAAATAATGAAATTCAAATTACCTGCTTATTGCAAAGACATCAACCCAAAGATTCTGAACTGCATCCCAGAAATTATAAAACGGTTGCAGAATCCGGAAATGTCGCCGTATGTGATTTTGACAGAAGGAAGCCGTTATTCTGGCAAATCGCAAGGGTGGGGTCGCCTTACGTCTGGTTTAATAAGCAAACAGGCATTATTATCTGTTTTACTGGGTGCACCGACAGAATCAGGTATGTTGGGTGGGTTTGCCGGTTTGATACAAGAATTGACCGGTGGTGTATATCACGAAGGCAATTCAAAAGAATTATCACAGATAACCGACACCCCGGCTAAAATTGAACTGATTGGATTCCACAAATCACGTGGCGATGCAGCAAAGGACTTAAACACACCACACGACCTTGTTATTATGGACGAAATGGGTGGTTGGTCTGAAAAAGCCGGTTTGGATGCAATGAAAACCTTGTATCGTGATAAAAACGCACGTGTGATTATCATTATCGGAAACAGATTGCCGAATTGGTTGATTGAGTGGGGCGAAACCCTTGGCGAAAACTGCAATCATTTCCGCATAGATTACTGGGAAAACAAAGCATTACCGGACTATCTGTTTGAACAGTTGGAAACAGAACGTGTTATGCACCCTGCTATGTGGAAAGCGAAAACATTATTTTCCGCTGACGAAATAGACGGCACACCGATTATTTCTGCAACTGCACTTGATATGATATTTGAAAAACGTGAAGGGGCATTACCACCGGCAATGTTCAAATGTATTGCGATTGACGTTGGTGGCGAATTGGGCGACAGACATTGCATCGTCAGATTGTGGCAGACCAGAGATAAGATTATATTCTGGGATGTTGCCAAAGAATACAATTCAAATTACCCTATTCTTGCCCACGATGTGCAAATTGAACGTGTTAAAATGGGTGCATCGGTGGAAATATGGGACGGCGATGGTCTGGGAAATGCTGCGTTGGATTTCCGTTGCCCACGTGAATTACGTCAGCAATCAAATGTCGTGACGTTCAAAGGCGGTGGCAAACCCATAAAAGACGATTTCTTCAATGCCAGAAGCGAAGGTTATTTCACAATCGCACAGTTGGCAGAAATGAATATGTTAAAATTCGTTGGGGACGAAACAACAGGTCGCAAGGCACGATTGGAATTATCAGCAATCACGATTTACCCAAAGGAAACCAAAGATAATAAATATCGTGTCAATGAAAAAGAAAAGATTAAACCGGCACTGGCAGGACAATCGCCAAACATCGCCGATGCTTTAATGATGGGTGTATGGTATTGCACGACACGTCCATTTACAAGTTCTGTGTTTGAAGCCCAAGCCCAGAATATAACAACCCGAATAGACACTGGGTTTATCGGGTAAAACCAAAGGAAAAGAAATGGATGCAACGACATACGAATTTTTGACGGCAAAGGTCTTTGGGGACAAAGATTTTGTTGCCATAATGAACGAAAAGATGCGAGAACTGATAAGACGTATTCCGAAAAACGAAATGGAAGCGATTGCATTAAATGCAAAAATACATCTTATTCAGGATTTCATAGACACTGGTATTTTAATCTTAAAACAAGGAGTAAGCAACAATGAGAACAGCACACAAGATAAATGATAAACTGGTCTGCATTGAATCAGACAATGGCATTGTTCAAAAGGTTTGGGACATCAAAGACGAAACCGAAATGGACAAAGAACCCCAAAACGGACGGTTCTTGCAGTATTACGCAAGCGGTTATCTTGCCATTTCTGGTCAATACAAAAACGGTAAAATGGATGGCGAGTGGAGATACTATCACGGCAACGGCGAATTGAAAAACCTATTTCACTGTAAAAACGGTGTTGTGGATGGCGATTATGCCGAAGTCAGTGAAGGTGGTATTGAAATCACATCCGGACATTATACAAACGGTAAAAAATCTGGTAAATGGACTTGGCGATATGAAAGCGGCGAAGTCAAAGAAAGTGGTTCATACAAAGACGATGTTCTTGACGGCGAATTTATCTGCTTTTATAAAAATGGCATCGTTCGTGAAACCGGTAAATATGTCAAGGGCGAATTGCACGGCGAATATAAAACATATTTCAAGGACGGTTCGCTGCGTGCAACTGGCACAAATGTCAGGGGCAAACCAAGACGAATCACAACAAATAGCAATTTAGAAATCATTATCAACAAACTAACCAAAGGAGAAAACTAATGGAAGATAATGTAATCAACCCGGGAACACCTGCTGCAAACCCAGAAGCAACACCGGCGACACCGGCGACACCTGAAACAAACCCAACAACACCAACCGGCAACGGTGTTGATTTAAGTGCATATATGGGCGAAGATGGACACACTTTGGATTTCAACAAAGTTGTGGAACTTTACAACAGTGCTGAAAAAGCGAAAAAAACCGCTGCTTTCTTCCAAACAAAGTATCAGCAGAAAAACGGTGTGCCAGACGATGTGAACGAATACATGAATACGTTCAAACCGGACTCTTCATACGAAAAATTCATGGAAGATGAAAATATTCAAAATGCATTTAAAGAATACTTTCAGTTTGCAAAAGAACACGGCATAGGAAAGGAAGCTGCCCAAGCAACCATGGACTGGTTTATGAAAGATTTAGTAGGCAAAGACGGTATTCTAGACAATAGAAGTGATGCAGAAAAAGCAGCAGACCTTGAAAAAGCCAAAGCTGAATTTTCAGAAGCAATCAAACCATTGCTCCAATCAACAAACCGAACACAAGAAGAACAGAATCATATCATAGAAAACTTCTTGAAATCCGAAAACATATTCACATCAAATCCAGAAATGAAAAACTACATTTTGCAAATGACACAAAATGACCCAATGGGATATATGTTCGTGTCTATGGTCACGGAAATGATAGACGGCAGCAACGTTCCAGTCGTATCCGGAACAATATCAACAAAGGACTTGAACGCAATGCGTGCCGAACTTGCAAAAGAACAAGACCCGGTTCGCCGTGAACAAATGATGCAACAATTTTTTGGAACAAAATAAGGATTCAAAATGGCAGAAACAAAAGTTATGAATTGGAAGGATGCAGCAGAAGCAAGCACCGACCCAAAGATAAAAGAACTGTTGGAACAGTATAATTCGGCAAAAGATACGGAATCTGCAAAGGCGATTCAAAAACAGATTGTGGAAATCTTGAAAGCCGAAGGCATAACCAAAGCCCCTGTTCTTGACACATTAAAACCTGCTGATGCAGATAAACCAACAGAACCAGAAACCAAATCTGAACCTGTTGCAAAAAATGCAAAAAGCGAAAAACAAGACGATTTAAGCGATGTTGAAAAGTTAAAATTCTGGAAAGACAGATTAAATGTCTTGGAAAACAGCCGTCTTAAAAATGAAACATATGAACAACGCAGGGAATTAAACCGCAAAATCTATGCCGCCAATGAAGAAATCGCCAAACTGCGTGAAAAAATACGCGAAGCCAAACGTGCAAAAAAATTGGAAGAAATCCGCAAATCCGGCCGCGTATCGTCATTGGCATTAAAACAAGCAAAGATTGAAAAACTGATCCACAAAGGTTTTTCATTGACAAACATAACAAAACACCCAGACGGTGTAAAGGCAAACGAATTGCAAAAAATCATTGAAAGCGGTAATTTCTTGCAAAATATAGAACAAAAACAGCGCGGATTCACAGCAATGTGGTTGCGTTGGAAAGCCAAATTCTTGAAATAAACACACCCCCCAGAAATTGGGGGGATTTTATTATTGAAAAATTACAGGATTTTTGATATAGTAAAATATTATAAAACGTTTTATAAAAAGGATTAAATATGAAAATCCCATATTTTTGTTGCATTGGTGCAGAATTGAAAAGATACGCGCAAGATTTTGATTTTATGAATCAGGTCTATTTGTATAAAGTTCCAACGGACGACAGCATTGACGAAGTTCTGGCTGAAGATTATTTCAAGGCCATTTCCAATTCTGTGCTTCAAGACGATATTGTTTATATTTATGAAGCAAGTGCAAAAACCTTGCACGAGTGCAGATTTGATAAACAGAACGGACATATTACAGCCGTTCCTTTGGCATCAGACGAAACATTAACAGGTGCGGTCACAAGTATTATTCACGACAACCTGACACCAAATAAATTGCTTAAAAGTGATGAAAATGGTAAGGTCGCTGCAAGTGATTTTAGCGAAAACGATTTTGTAAAAAAATCTGGCGATACAATGACCGGCGACTTGGCGTTTAAGTATTCTGCCTCATATCCGACACTGTATATGCACCAATCGGCCACAACCCCAGACAGGTTGGTTCTCTACAAAGGTGGCGTTTCGGACAAAACAATAATTCTTGATTTAGCGCAATCAGCGATATTACTTGAAAAATTACATACAACCAAAATAAACAACGGCCATGATATTGCTGTTCCAGTGACAAATAGCCCACAAACATTGGCATTAAAGAGTGAAGTGGATTTAGCGGCTAATTCTGGTCGTATGATTACAGACCAAGGTGTTTGGTTTGCCAAAATGTATGCTGCAAGCACAGTGCCAACTGGTGCCGAATATGATGGCAAAAACTATGCGGACTTTTCACAGGTTGACAGTGATAATAATCCAGTAATTAAAATATACACAGGTGCTAGCGGGTCTTGGACATTGACAGAAACAATTACACCGCCAGCCGAATATGACGGGTATGTGCCAATCACAAGCAAAATATGGGACATTCCAGAACAAGCAGGACAACAAGGCGGAAGAATCCTTTGGAACCACCAAAGCAAAGACTTTACACCGTATCCACAAATCATTTCATTTAAAAATGCAGCCCTCACTGGTACTTCAACAGCACCAACACCAACTAATAGTTCGCCAAACAACCAAATAGCGAACAAAGAATATGTTGATAATGCGACAGCAAATAGTGGTTCTGGCTTAAATGTTGGCGACATATTCCTTACAATGCGCAACGACAGCGAATTAAACGGTGCGGTTGAGTGTAATGGTGCAACCTATAATACAACAGATTTTATAGGGGCACAAAGCATTGGTGCGTTGTTGGTGGCAGGAAAAATTCCATATGTGTCATTGGCAGATTATGCGACAGCATTGGCAACAAATGGCTCTGTTGGCGCGTTTGGTTGGGACGGCGGTTCTACAACGGCATTTCGTGTCCCGTTACTGAACGATATATTTATTGAAACTGGAACAGCGACACAAATTGGAGACTACTTAAAACCTGGATTGCCAGACCATACGCATACGGTATCAACTTATGATAGTACCTTTACTTTTGCCGGCGGAACATATGGTGGTCTAACCGCTTATAAAACTAGAGTTACAAGCGCGGCATCTGAATCTAATCCAATTTATGGCAACAGCACAACGGTTCAGCCCAATGCAGTTCGTTACCGTGCAATGGTTCAGTTGGCAACTGGCGCAACAGACGAAGCATTGGAAACCTGCACAGCCGTAACGGCGCAAGTAGCAACCAATACCGCAGCAATCGCAGATGCGGATTATGTAATTGAATCGCAAACGCCAACCACAGAAAACAATTACACATGGTATCGCAAATACAAATCTGGTTGGGTTGAGCAAGGGGGGTATACATCTATGACCGATTCCGTTGCAACGATTGCTTTGCCGATAACAATGTCTGATACCAACTACACATTGTTGGTGTTTCAAGAAAAAAATATCGACGGTCAAAATGTTCCTGGAATAACAGCCAAAACAGCATCGAGTTTTTCTATCAACCCGTCTGGTTCCGCTAATGGCAGTTGGCGAGTCAGCGGTGTGGCAGCAAGTTAAAAAACTATTGAAAAAAAACAGGCGATAAAGTATAATAATAAAAAAGGAGTTAAGCAATGGCTTATGTTGGAAAAGTTATTATTACAAACGAATGGGAAAAGTTAGAAGATTTGATTAAAAGCCAAGTCAGTGGGCAATCTTCATTTGCTTTTGACACAGATAAAAAGTATTCAATTCAGGTTGATACAGTAAAAGCAGAGGACAATCTCAGTGCTTATGTCTGTAATTCAGCTACCGAACCTGTGAACTTAGACGATGGCGAACACTTAAATAACGATTTATATGCAGAATACAAACCAGAATCTGGTGTTTATTTATATGTTAAAAAAGCTAAATCACTTGGTGTTATAAAAGTTTCTGTTTCGCAAATATAAAAACATAAGGTGTCAAAATGGGTGTCACACTAACTGATGTATTGCTTTTTGGAAAGGCGCAATCAGACGATGTTGATAATGCAACACTTGTTATTTATCGCCGTAATATATTAAGGTGGAGTGCGCTTGGTGGGTATCTTGATATAATCGTCAAAGATGTATCGCCCTTATCCCTGCCCGACGCAATTGCTAACTCATTGCAGTATGTCAAGGCGTTTGGTGGAACAGAACAGAACGGCACACCAACCCCAGATGCACCAGTTGATATTGTCTGCAATAATGGGGTTATTAAAGTTTTTGCAGGTAATAAGTTTACTACAGATGGCGTAGCGACTGGTTATATTATAAGTTCATATACCGGGGAAATAAATCAAAATGCTAATTATAATGTTACAGATTATATTTATTTATTGGCTGGCGATTATACTGGTACATTTTTTGATGATGGGACTGGTAATAGATATTTTAGGTGTTGGTCATATAACATAGATGATGGTACCCCAATACGGGCTATTTTTAATATCCAAACTACATCAGGTTTAACAACATTTAATTTCTCAGTTAGTGAAAATTGTTATGTTCGTGCTTCGTATAGAAATAATTTTACTCAAATGACTATGTCGCCTACGCCACCAATAGTCTACGCAGACGGCACAGTGGAAACAATAAACGCACACGGGAAGAATCTTATCAAAATGCCAACCTATGAGGAGGCAAAACACGCAAGTCAAGTTGTGAATTATTTTAATATTCCAATCAAACTTGAACCGAATACCACATACTATCTGTCCACTCGCTACCTCAACGGTTATGAAAGCAAGGGTAAAAGTATCTTTGTTTTGGTTACCGCTAATGCGATAGAAAACAAAGATTACTTGTGTATAGCACACAAAACAGTCGGTATCCGCAATGGAGACATAACAACGGGGGATAGCGGATTCCTTTACTTGCGAATAAATGTAGGTGTAGACAAAAATTTGTATAACGAAATGTTTATGAACACAGAAGTCCAACTGGAACGTGGCTCAACCGCAACCGCTTACGAACCCTATTACAACGGTGGCACAGCAACCTGCGAACCGTTATTATCTATTGGCAACTATACCGATGTTCAGGAAATATTGTCTGGCAATATCACAAGGAATGTTGGGGTCAAGGTGCTTGATGGAACAGAGAGTTGGACAGCGAGTGGTAGTGCTGGCCGATATTTCACATATATTGCCGATATGAAATCATTTTCTGAAAGAACCGAGGGTTTTTGCACGCATTATAGTTACGCAGGTTCTGGGGCGGTGCATGGCACCTACTTCCTCACAAACGCAAAAAGGGTTTTTGTTTACACAAACTACGAAACAGCAAGTGAATTTCAAGCGTTTCTTGCTTCCCAATACGCCGCAGGCACGCCTGTAATAATCGTCTACCCACTTGCAACACCGACAACGGAAGTCGTAGCAGGACAGACATTACAAGTGACACAAGGCGATAATACGCTGGAAATCACGCAGGCGAGTATCGACGGGTTGGAATTAGAAGCAAAGTATCAGGCGGCGGTATCGCTGACAATTCAAGAAGTGCAAGATGCGAACCTTGACCCAAATGTTGAAGTCACAATTCAATAAGGAGTAAGAAAATGGAACCAGAAGAAGTATTAGAACAGGAAGTTGATACCGAAGTTGAACAGGTTAGTGAACAACCTACCCAACAAGTTGAACCGATGCAAATCAACACACATGGGCAATGGGAAACATTGGAACACTTTATGCAACAAGAGTTGGAAGTTGGCAAGACATACCGCATCGCAGTTAAAGGACACTGCCAGTTTGCTGTTTCTGCTGAAAAACCAACTGCCGGTATTGCCACAAATGAAATAACCTTTACAAAGCAAGACGGATTGAAACTTTGGATTAAAACAGGGGAATAATATGAAAGAACCAACACTTGATACTGAATTTGGCTGGTCTGTGTTCAAAGTTATGGCTGCTATATTAGTGTTTGTAATATTAGTATTTGGCGGCCTGTTAGTATATTATATACATAAAACAACAACCCCGACAACACATAGTATAGAAATGATACAAGACGGACAAGATAACAACCAGAGTTTAACAAATGGCTAGACAAAGAATAAAAGTATCTTATACAACAACAGGTATTAAACAACCACATATAAATACCACAATACCAAAACTTGTATTTCTTAAAAGAGTGGCAAATGGAAAACGTAAAGCATAAGATTATTGCTTTCTGGCTTACACACGTCTTTCTTCGCAGGATAGGTAAACGATATCCTGAATATTTTTACAAATGGATTTGCGAATTAACAGACGACCAAACGACAAGAAGCATAATGTCTTTGCGTTACGTACAAGATCCACAACAGAAATTCGAATCGATTGCCATTGAATTGAATATACCGCTAAGGCGAGTATTTGAAAAGCATAAAAAAGTTATACACCGCATAATTAGTGGCTCAGACAACGCATAAGTTTGGGCATAAAAACCACCCATAAAATAACTTACAATTCCTATGTATAAAACCATAGGAGTTTTTTATGAATCCGTATTACATGCAAATGATGCAACAAGCAGGGCAACAACCACAACATGGGATGCCTTTGCAAAACATACCACAGCAACCGGTGATAAGACCAACGGTTATTCCTTACAATGTTGAAACAGCAGAACAAATGTCGGCTATTGTCCCAATGCCAAATACAATTTATCTGGGATTAAACGATAGAGAGGGGAAAATATTTATAAAGCGTATGAACAATGATGGCTTGACCGAAGTAAAAACATTCGTATTGGCTGGCGAGCAAAGAAAGAAAACGGATACACAAGAGATACTGGAACGCATAGCGAACATTGAAAAAAAATTGAACATAGGAGGCGGTGATGAATCCAATGACAATCTTTAATATGTTTATGCAAGGACAGTTTCAAAATCATCCACTGATGTCAACTGTCAATCAAATGATGGCAGGCAAATCGGTTGAGCAACAAAGGGAAACAATCCGCAATGTTGCTAAATCTCGTGGGTTTGACTTAAATCAACTTCCCCCAGAACTTCGTAGTTTATTGGGGTGACTTAACAATTAAACCAAAAGGAAAAAACTATGGCAGAAAATGCAATGACACCCGCTGATATGGGTGCAGTATTAGG